GGAGAACAGTTCCCAGTAACGCTCCTAGAACTGTCTACAGAATAAACTAAAGCTCTTAAAAATTCTACTTCCACAATCCTCAAACTTATGCTAATATAAGGTATACAAAATAAATGTTCTTCAAATTTACGAACCGCAATCCGTTTCGTGATCTTCTACGTAATGCACGTCGTGTAGCTACGTCTGAACTGAACGATAGCGATAAACTTCAGGCGTATCGTGATCTACATCGCTTGATCTCCCCTCGTCTGATTGAAAACGAGCGGTTTTTAAACTCACAAACAGCTTTTTCTAAGCGTGCTGAACATTGGAATCAGCGTGATCTACACAGCATTAGCCCTGTTCGGAACGAACGTAACCCCTGGTTGCGCTTCAAACGTGAGTTTGAACAAGGGTTAACTGATGATACTATTGCACTTCGTGCAATCTCTACTGCGCTCGCTTGGTTCTATAATGAGCCATTTCTCGACGATTGGATTAACGATTGATAACAACTTATTCTCAAATTGTGTGGAAAGTTCTGTCTGGGATTCCCATAGAAGTATATGACGACATAGATCATTCTGTATGGGAAAATTCAAACTGGGAACTAGTCGCTCCACGCTTTGAGGGTGACTATAATGGTAAGCGAACTATAGGAAGTGCTAATATTATTAGCGCCTATAATCTGCTTCACCTTAAACTGCTTGTAGATTCAGAGGGAGACGAGATTGACTCGCTCGCTCTGTTTCGAGCAAGTTTAGACGAGCTATGTCAGCTTGGGCTTATACGCAAGCGACCAGAAACTGTACGCAAAACCTTTAGAACGGTATAAAATGGAACCAGCACTTAAGGCGGAAATCCGCAAAGAAATTAATCGTATTGTAGATCTTATGATTCAAGCAGACTCTATTAGAGAAGCTATTGCTGAACTTAAAAAAGATATTAAGACTCAGTATGAAATCCCTGTAGCTACAATCACTAAAGTAGCCACTATTATTCGTAAACAGTCTCTTGAAGATGAAGAAACTAAGTGGAATACTATCAAAGAATATGTTGACATCTGCTCATGACACGTGTTCTGGGCCTTAACTACGCTCGTGGGCATAGTTCTGTAGTCTCAACTCATGCTGGTCGTATACAAGAAGGCAGGGTCTTAACAGGCCCTGCTTTTCCGCGTTCTACAATCCGTGATTTAAAAGATCCGCATAACGATTGGGAATACGCTACTTGTCATATTGCTGATGAGTTTTCAGACTTTAAAACACATATTCGATCTGTAAGCGCAGCACGTCCAGTTCTTGTAGACTATCGTGAGGCACTAGCTATGAGTTCAATCGCCATGAGAGATTGGACAACTTGCGCAGTAATGATTGTAGACTCAGGTTATTGCGGGCTAGGATACTATACTGGTAAGCAGTTTCACTGGCTGCGTGAGTTTCATTATCCAAACTCTATATCGCTTTTTTACAGCGCAGCTGCGCGCTTCTTAGGTTTTGACCCTTTAACTAATGAGCATAAGCTAGTAGACGCTTCTCAGCTTGGAAACCCCGTTTACGCTTCGCTTATCGAACAGAAGTTCGTACACAGCGAGGCTGGGGACTATACTCTACTTAGTGATCTTACTCGTGGAATTGGCGTTGGGCCTCTTAACTTAGACATAGCCGCATCAGTTCAAACGGTGTTTGATAAGGTTGTGCTAAACTTAGCAGCTTGGTTAGCTAACGCAGTAGATTGTAAGCGACTAGCCTACGCAGGTCGTGCTACTTCTAATTACCTGACTAACACAAAGATAGCTACTTTTTCTGGTTTCAACGAGATCTTGATACAGCCTTTGACTTCCTATGCTGGCGCAGTGGTAGGATCCGTTTCTTTAATTGAGCGTGTCATATTTGACACTGTAAATATCGGAGAAGATGTAAATCTAGGCATAACACCAGATAACTTGGCACAACAGCTGCTTAAAGGTAAAATAATACCTTTTCTTAACGGTAAAGCAGAGTTTATAGATAGCAGTTTAGCAAATCGCAACTGGTTGGCTATTCCTTTTACTCCTGTAGTAGATGAGTTTAGAAAACGCGCAAAGCTAACTCAACCTTGGGAACAGCCTCTAGTGCTGTGCCAAGAACGAGACTACAGCACATACTATGCTAATAACATAGTACCACGTTATGGACAGTATAATTCTACAAATTTAGTTGAAATTATACAACCTACAGATAAAAATACCCGCGTTGTAGCTATAAATAATAGTTCAAATGCTTACCTACATCGCGTACTAGAAATCATTAGAGCTGAAGGTTATCCTATACTACTATCAGCTGCTATAACATAAAGAGAAGTATAATGAAATTTGACTATGTAACTGATATGAGTGTTGATACTCTAACTACTGGTCGTACATATCATACCCCTGATGGCTCTTATCCGTCATTAACCACAATTCTTGGAAAAACCGCTAATAATCCTTGGTTAGAACAATGGAAACAACGAGTTGGTGAAGAAGAAGCTGCTCGCGTATCTAAAGAAGCTACAGATCGCGGTACTCTAATACACACCTTTGCTGAACGTCATTTTAATGGTGATAATATATGGGAAGAACTACGTACCCAACCTTTAGATGTACGCCAAATGAGTCGTGATCTAATAACTCTAGTAAGTACTGGTGTAGAAGAAGTATGGGGCCAAGAACAAGTTCTTTGGTCTAATAAGTACAAGTATGCTGGTCGTACTGACATGGTAGGTATCTGGAAAGGTAAACCAGCTATTATCGACTTTAAAACTTCTAAAAAACCAAAACAGTCTACGCAGATACGTGATTACTTTATTCAGTGTTGCGGTTATGCAGTTGCACATAATGAGATGTATGGTACGGGTATTAAAGATATTGTGGTAGCTATTACTGTTGACGGTAAAGATCCTCAGTTATTTGAAAAAACTGCTCCACCATTTTTATACGAACTACAAAACAGACGAGTAGACTACGAAAAATTAATGGGTGTATAATGTTTAGAAGATTACGTGCTTGGTTAATACGCCTAAGAGATAAGCGTCAATTAACTGATAAGGTTAAGAGCCTTTCTAAACAAGATGCGCTTATTTATCCGTGGTACAATGACCAGAAGAATTAAAAAGCAGCTACAAGAATTTTTTGATAAATGTGCTTTGACTCCTAAAGAAAAATCTTTTATAGTAGGTTGTATACTAGCTCAAACACATCATCCACAGCTTACAAATAAGCAGTGGGCTGTAGTAATGGCTATAGAAGAGAGATATAAAAATGGCAAAGGCGTCGGATGTAAAGAGAACGGCTAGCGGTATTCAGTATCGCGGCGAAAACTATCCTGGATTCAACAAACCAAAAAACAATCCTGGAACAGATAAGCATAAGAAAGTAGTTCTTGCTAAAAAAGGCGATGAAATCAAAGTAGTAAAGTTTGGTCATCGTGATTATGGTAATAACTATAGTGAAGAGGCTAGAAAAAACTATCTAGCTCGTAGCGCCGGTATCAAGGATGGTAGCGGTAATCCAACAAAAAACGATAAATTCTCGCCTAACTACTGGTCACGCAAAGTACTATGGGGCGGTCCTAGTGCTAGCAAAACGCAGCCTAAACCTGGCGGTCCTAGAAAATAACAACTAATGAGTGTATAAATGAAATTACTGATTATTGGTCACGGCTTTGTAGGCAAAGCCGTTGATTACGGCTTTACTAATCCTAAAGTAGAGAAAACTATTATTGATCCTAAATATGGGAACTCAATCAAAGATATTGACATAACGCTACATGATTTAACATTTGTATGCGTACCCACCCCAATGATGGATGATGGCGAGATTGATACTAGCATACTAGAAGAAGTGTTAGACTACTTTAACTCTGGAACTAGATTCGCCCATCAGCTACTAGTCATTAAATCTACTGTAACCCCTGATATTATTGCAAAGTATGCTGGATCAGGCATTGTATATAATCCTGAGTTTTTACGAGAAAAAACTGCTAATGAGGATTTTATAAGCCCAGAATTCCATGTATTTGGTGGTAACACTTTTGATTGTTACAGACTAGAAAATTACTATAATGATTATAGTATGTGTAAGCGTTGCCCCACCTATCATATGAACCCACAAGAAGCTAGTTTTGTTAAATACGGAATTAATTCATTTTTAGCTATGAAAGTAGCTTTCTTTAACCAGCTATATGATGCTGTACAGGATACTAGTGCAAACTTTAATGTCATTACGAAGGCTATGGAATGCGATCCTAGACTTGGCACAAGCCATAATAGAGTACCAGGTTTTGACGGGAAAAGGGGTTTTGGCGGGGCCTGTTTTCCAAAGGATACTGCGGCTTTTGTACATTATACGAATAAAATGAGTTTACTTGAAACTGTTATTGACATAAACAATAATTATAGAAAAGACTACGTTAGAGATAGTAGAGAAACTGAACAGAATATCAAGTTCTAACTACTATAGAAAAGGCATATACTTATATGAGCATAAGAGCAACTATAGCTGCCGCTACACTACTTATTATGGTTAGTGGCAGTTTTTACGGTTATTATAAAATATCTAGCTACAAACTAGCTGCTTTATCCGAGGCAAATAGTAAGCTAACTATTGCTATAACTGAGCAGAAAGCTGCTATAGATAGCATACAAAATAAATACGAAAAACAAGCAAATACGTTATCAGTGCTTATAACTGCCAATTCTACGCTTAGTAAAGAAAAAGAAGAACTATCTAATAAGCTAATGAAGCATGATTTGGAAGAGCTTAGTAGACGTAAACCTGTATTGGTAGAAAAGAGAATTAATGATGGTACAAAAAAGCTTTTTAGCAGTTTTACTGATCTTAGCACTGAGTAGTTGTGGCGCAGCGGTAAAACCTGTAGAGATTATTAGTAAGCCTGCAGAAGTAGTATTTACGCCACCACCAGCTCCAAATCCTATAGTACTAAGTAATATTACTTGGAAGGTTATTAATCTTAATGATAAAATTTACTATGGTATTTCGGTATCTGACTACGAGTTACTAGCAGTTAATATGCTAGAGATTAAACGATATATATCTGCACAGAAAAACATAATTGTGTATTATGAGCAGAATACTAATAAGGAGCAATAAATGACACCAGAAATTAAAGATTTTACTATTTGGGAAGAAGCACAACGTTGGTTAGCTAGACATGGTTGGGGTATGGGTCTTATCGAAGAACAAAAAGTTCTTTGGGACGCTGCAAATACTCTAGCACCTTTAAAAATTAAAAGCGAACCCGTTGCAATTAACGTGGAGCCAGAAGCCCCAGCTAAGCCTGCGGTAAAAACAGCAGTTAAATCCGTAACTAAGGCTACTGAGTAATGAATGATCAAACCAGTATCAGAAAACTCAGAATTTGATTTAGATAAAGATGGCGAAGTGACGGATAACGAAATAACAAAATCAAATGAACTAATGGAGCTAGAGCTTAGAGAAGAAAAAGCTCAAACTCAAAAGTTCATTAGTTATATAGCTCTAGCTAGCATGATAGTAGTGACTGCGGTCCTTATGAGTCCTATAGTCACAGATTCAAGAGTTGAGTCTCTTGGTAATCTGCTAAGTATGTTTTATTTAGCACAAGCTTCTATTATCGGATTTTATTTTGGCGCTACTGCGTATATGAGTAAGTAAACTTACTTATATCTTGCCAATCAGTTTGTTATGTTGTATTTTAAATAAAAGCAATGGAGTTTATATGGAATACTACAATAAAACACAAACTGATTGGCGCCTATCTCAATGCTGCCAGTTTCATGATACTAAACTAGCTAAACGCTATAATTTTGGTGCTACTACTAAGACTTATGCTCTTAAAGAAGGTGGCAAAGCTAAGGTACAAACCAAAGCTATTGAAAATTGTCGCAAACTGCTAGATATTTTATCAACCCATTTTCCTACGCAGCCTCGCAATCTGCGTAGTTTTCGCATTTCATCAGAACTATTCCCTTGCTATACTCTAGATTTTACTCGTGAGTGGTATGCAGAGATTTGGGATACCCTATCTAACATTCTAGAACGCGCCGGTCAAGAAGCTATTAAGCATGAAGTACGTCTAAGTGTTCATCCAGGTCAGTTTACTGTTCTAGGATCTAATAACGCAGAAGTAGTTACAAACTCTATTGCAGACCTTGAATATCATGCAGAATACGGTAAACTTATGCGTATTCCAGCACAAGATTTTGTGATGAATATTCACCTTCAAGGTCTGTATGGCGGTAAACATGAAGACGGTATCAAACGTTTTGCTACTAACTTTCATCATCTATCTGACTATGCTCAGCAGTGCTTAGCTGTAGAAAACGAAGATAAGCCTAATGGTTATGATATTGCTCATACTATCGAACTTGCTCAACGTATTCCTATTCGTTGTACACTAGATACACACCACTACGCTTGTCACCGTATGACACAAACTGAAAAAGTTAAACAAGACGATAAAACTGTTAATCGTAAAGTTCGTGACGTAGAACATATCACGCATACTTCTGACTTGTTTAAAGAAGCTGTAAAAACATGGAAAGCTAATCGCCCACTATTCCATGTATCTCAGTCTTTTCATCCTGACAATCAAGAATATTGGATGAAGCCTAACGCTCACTCAGAAACTTTTTGGGATGAAGAACTAATGGCTATCCACGTACCTATGCTGCAATATGCAGATTTTGATATTGAAGCTAAACATAAAGAAATCGCTGTACAAGGCTTTTACTCTTTTATCAAAGACGAAGAGCAGTTTGCTGGTGAGAAATTAGTTACAAAATAAATTTGACTATTAATACTATAGTAGTATAATGAGGGTGTAGAAATACACTCTCATTTTTTTTACTAAAAAGGTGTTATTATGCAAAATATAACAGACGAAGAAGCTTGGAAACTATATCCTCAGCATCATAAATGGTTTAATAAACTATATATAGCTGAGCTTGAAGGCTATGCTTGCGGACCGTCTGGTGTAGCTCCTACTATTTCAGCAGAGTACATAATAAAACCTACTTATAATCTGTCTGGCATGGGTATAGGAGCTAGACTAGCATATATAGAAGCTGGAGATTATACCAAAGTTGAGCCAGGATACTTCTGGTGTGATTATCTTCAAGGTAATCATTATTCAGTAACTTATGTTTGGCGCGACTGCTGGGAAGTTTCACATACTTATCAAGGTTTTAATGAAAAAGAGTGTTTTACTAAATTTTTTAAATGGCTAAAGGTAAATAACCCAATACCTGCTCCAGAATATTTAAACTGTTTATACGATGTTAATATAATAAATGTAGAATATAAAGATAATAAACCCTTTGAAGTTCATCTTAGAGGTAGCCCAGACCCTGAAGTATCAGAAATGATACCTATCTGGCAAAGTACAGTAGATCTTATAGATAGTTACTACATACAGGGTTACACTTTTATAGAATCCTTTGATAATGCTGATAATTTATTAAAAGATGCTAGGTTAGGTTTTATGATTAAATAATAGAAAGGGGTGATAATGCACTATAAAAGTATATTCATATCAGATTTTCACTTAGGCACAAAAGGTTGCCAAGCGGATGCTATATGTAATTTTTTAAAACATAATACAGCTGAAAACTTATATCTTGTAGGAGATATAATTGATGGCTGGAGACTAAATAAAACTTGGTATTTTCCACAAAGTCACGTAAACGTAATTAGAAGAGTTCTAACTGCTGCAAAACGTGGTACAAACGTTTACTACTTACCAGGTAATCACGATGAAGTTGTAAGAAAGTTTCTTGCGTTTGATATATCTATAGGTAATATAAAAATAGTAGATAGAATAGATCACATTGGTGTAAATGGTAAACGTTATTTAGTTATACATGGTGATTTCTTTGACGACTTAATGTTAGATCATAAATGGGTAATGCACTTAGGTGATAATCTATATAATTTTATGATCTGGTTTAATACTCATTTTAATACTGTCAGACGCTGGCTAGGCTTACCTTATTGGAGCTTATCTAATTGGCTAAAACAAAACACTAAATATGCTCTCAATTTTATACACAAGTTTGAGTACAAAGTAGCTAGTTACTGCAAAGATAGAAGTTACGACGGTGTTATATGCGGTCATATTCATACTGCTGAGATAAAGATAATTAATGGTGTTGAATATATGAATGATGGTGATTGGCTAGAGTCTGGTTCAGCACTAGTAGAACACTTAGATGGTAGATTTGAAATCATATGGAATAAGGATATTGTATCAGATGGCAAAAATACTACTGATAACTGATGCTTGGAAGCCTCAAGTTAATGGGGTAGTAACCACCTTATTCAATCTTGTTATTGAAGCTAAAAAACAGGGAGATACTATATATGTATACCACCCTGGTAGATGCACATTTAGATTTTCACTACCTGGATACTCTGAGATAAAAATAGGTATTCCTAACCCTTTACGTATAAGAAAATTACTAAAAAAGAATTCTTGGGATCATATACATATAGCAACCCCTGAAGGCCCTTTAGGTTTTTACTTTGCAAGACTCTGTAGAAAACTACATATACCTTTTTCTACATCGTGCCACACTAAGTTTCCTGAGTTAATTAGTGCTAGGTTGCCTTGGTTTAAAACAAGCTGGGGCTGGTCGTTTATGCGTTACGCTTATCGAAATAGTACCTGTATTCTAACAACTACTCCTTCTATGGTACAAGAACTTAGAGCTAAAGGGTTTACCCAAAACATTCAAGCTTGGACACGCGGAGTAGATAGATCTATATTCTATCCAGACTATCTTACTGATAATAAAGAACTTATATTGCTATGTGTAAGTAGGGTAAGCCAAGAAAAAGGATTAGATGATTTTTGTAGCTTACAAATACCTAATTCTAAAAAGATACTAGTAGGAGATGGTCCTTACCTAGATACTCTAAAGAAAAACTATAATGATGTAGAATTTGTAGGTAAAAAGATAGGTAAAGACTTAGCTGATTATTATAGAAAAGCTGATGTATTTGTGTTTCCTAGTAAGTCAGATACTTTCGGAGTAGTCATTATAGAAGCAATGGCTTCCGGATTACCCGTAGCAGCTTATCCAGTTACTGGACCTATAGACATAATTGAACAAGGTATTACAGGACATACTAGTAATAATCTCTCAGAATCTGTATATAACTGCGTGTTTATGAGTAAATCTATAGTTTACTATAAGAGTATGCACTGGTCTTGGGACGCTTGCTACAACCAATTCAAAAACATACTTATAGATACAAAGTAATAAAATTAAATTTGACTAATTAAGCACAGCTATTATAATATAGTATAGATTACTTTTAGGAGATACCGACATGGTTGATAAAAAATCCAAGGTAAACGAGGCAGGTGTTTATACTAAACCTACTCTTCGTAAACAACTTTTTGAAAAGATCAAATCAGGGAGCAAAGGCGGTGCTCCAGGTCAATGGAGTGCTAGAAAAGCTCAGTTCCTAGCTACAGAATACAAAAAATCAGGCGGCGGTTATAAAAAATAACTAGACCTTAGGAGAATATAATGGCTAAAGCACCAAAAAAAGAAATGACAAAAGATAAGAAACCAGCAACTGCGGGTCTAACTGCAGGACAAAAAAAGCTACCTCCAGCACTTCAGGCGGCTATGCTTAAAAAAATGAAAAAGTAATCATGGCTTTAAAACCTTCCCAGCAATCACTAAAAAAGTGGACTGAACAAAAGTGGCAGTACTCTAAACCTAGTGAGGCAGATAAACCGCGTGCAGAACGTGGTAGATATCTGCCACAAAAGGCATGGGATTCGTTATCTTCTGGTGAAAAAGCTGCTACTAATGCAGCTAAGCGTAAAGGCACTAAAGAAGGTAAGCAATTTGTTAAACAGCCTAAAAACATAGCAAATAAGACCAAAGGTTACAGAGACTAATGGATGTGCACAGAGCTGTATCAGCCTGTCCTTCTTGTAATGATACTTCAGAAATATGGTATTATCGTTCTAAAATCACACCGGTGAGCACTGTTGAGTGCCATCGGTGTTCTTTTATATATGAAGCTGACGATTTTATAGTAGCTCTACTTGATCTTCGTAGAAATATTACATTCTCTAGCTTAGAACTACTAACCTAAGTCACATTAGACTTGCATAACTCCTTATTTATAGCGTATATTGATTATACGATAACAAAAAAGGAAAAGTTATGGCTAAAGGTAAATCAAGTAAATCTTCTGGTGTAATGTCTGCTGGTCTACATTCTTGCGTTTCTCGTAAGATTTGTAATGCACAGCGCCGTGAGTACATGGCGTCGTCAGCTCGTCTTATGAACCAGCTGCTTGCTCATAAAAGAGGCAAACGAGTAATGGTTACTATTGAGAACCCAAACAAGAATGAGACTAATAAAAAGTTCATTCGCGTTTCTTCACTTACTCTATGGCGTGACCCTAAACAGCCGACTTACGGCGTATAAACTGTAGGGGCTACGAATGAAAAAAGCAGATTTATTGAAACAACATGAAGAATGGCTTAAAAAAATGGGTGTTAAAGTAGGTAAACCAGTACGTCGTAGCCCTTATAATATTCCTGATCTAAGAGTAGGTTTACGTAACACTGTTCCTACTTCTGATACTGTGGGTAATGGGTACGCTAAAAAATCAAACGCTTATAGCGGCTCAGATAATCTTATTGTAGGCCAAGCTTATAACAAAGGTAACTATGTAGTTCTATCTAAAGCAGAAGCAGCAGATCCAGCAACAGGAAAACGTCGATGATTTCAGAGTTCAAAATTCTTGCTAATCAACATGCACTACGCACTTCAATTCTTATGCAGAATTGGGTAAAACAAAACTTGTTTTCTGATTTTACACTAACTACTAAGTTTGATTGGGATTCTACTCGTCGCTGCTCTCGCGGTGGCATTTACAAAGACGGCCCTGGAATCAATATTGCTATGTACTGGGCAGTTCCTAGTGTGGAAGGCGAGACTTATCGCTTTCGTGAATATGCTTCTTTTGATGCAGATAAAGTTATTGGCGGGTTTTATTCTAAACGACCATATGATAAGCTAGAAGCTATTATCGCTCATGAAGTTGCTCACGCAGTTCAGTTCTTTGCTTATAAAAAACTTGACACTCGTTGCAAGCCTCATGGTCCTATGTTCAAAAAATACTACGCTATGTTGCGTACTGATTTTCTTAACTCAAAACTACCAGAGCAAAAGTCTCTTGCTCGTGACTATGAAGAATACGTTCAAAAACTACAGTCTAACAATATCAATACTCTTAGACATATACTGAAGGCTGCTAACGCAGCCTAATACCGCCGAAATTAATATAGTTCTTGCCCATTGCTATTTTGTTGTGTTAACATAGTTTAAATAGAGGAAAAGATATGGCTCAGTATATTCTACGAAAAGGAACCCACTTTTATGAACTTGCTAAGTTTGAGGATTCAGATGATTCTACAGCCATATACAAATTTACTCAGCGCGGATGTACTTGCCCCGCTGGTCGTCGTGGTTGCAAACACACTAAAATTTTAAATGCTTGGAAAACAGCAGGCGAGATTGCAGGTCTAGTTTACGACGACGAAGCTAACCATATCGGAACACTGAATGTCGTTTGAAAAAGTAATTTTATCTGGAGGTTTTGATCCCTTACACGAGGGACATATCTCTATGTTTCGTGATGCCTATCAGCGTTATGGTAGAGTAATAATCGGATTAAACTCCGATGAGTGGCTTGCTCGTAAAAAAGGTAAGCCATTTATGACTTTTGATTCTCGAAAGTCAGTTTTAGAATCTATACAGTATGTAGATTCTGTATTAAGTTTTGATGATGCAGATGGTTCAGCAATTTCTTTGTTGAAGAATTGTGTAGATCTGTATCCGAATTATAAACTTATCTTCGGGAACGGTGGAGACCGTTCCAACTCAAACTACCCAGAGTGGGATTTTTGTCAATCTAACAATATTGGTATTGATGATACACTCGGAGGTAGTCACAAGATGAATTCTTCCTCCACGCTGCTTGACAGTTGGAAGACTGATTCTACTATTCGTGATTGGGGCATGTGGAAAGTTCTGCATAATTATTTACCCAACACTACCAAAATCAAGGAATTAGTAGTAAATCCCAAAGAATCTCTTTCTTGGCAAATGCACCATCATAGGTCCGAAGTATGGTTTGTTCGCGAAGGCACTGCTACAGTGCATCATTCTAACTATCCAGATACTAACATTGAAAAAACTATTTTAAGAAAGAATGATGTATTTATAATTCCTTTAGCAAAATGGCATAGGTTATGCAATGAAACTAAAGAAATTCTATCAATTATTGAAATACAGTATGGTTCTGACTGCATTGAGTCTGACATTATACGCCACCCCTTCCCAAGCTGATTATCCGCTTGAATTTTTACAAGAAGCTAAATGCTTAGCTACTAATATATACTTTGAGGCTCGAGGAGAGCCTATTAAAGGTCAAATAGCAGTTGCTATAGTTACTATAAATAGAGTTAAGGATGGGCGTTTTGCTGATACTATATGTGATGTAGTATATCAAAGCAAAACAGACTCTAACGGAGATCCTATTCTTAATCGTTGCCAATTTAGTTGGTATTGTGATAATATATCCGATAAAGTACCTCCCGAAAGTCCAGAAGCTCGCTTAGCTATGATTATAGCAATACAGATGCTATCTAACCCTGTTGACGATTTTACATCAGGTGCTCTGTACTTTCATACTAAAAATAAACCTATATATTCGGAGAACTTTATTGAAATCGGTAATCACGTATTTTTCAGGAGGGGTTAACTACGCTGTTCCCAGTACATTAGTTTTTGACTATTGTTTAAGGCATCTTAGGTTTATATTTATAAGTTATATAATTACCTATTACTTCCAAGCTGAATACAGCGTTATAACTATGGCTTGTGCTATGGTATTAGCCGATCTAAGGTTTTACATGGATTTTGACGATTATATGTCTTCTATAGACGATAACTCGGAAGACTTACCAGAAGACGAAACCAAATAATAAAAACTATTGCATAATAGTAAAAATTAAATTATAATTCCCAGTGTAGATGCGTAATAACGGTCTACAAACTTTCTTGCCTTAAAGGAGATAAAAATGACAGGTACACTATTCCCTAAAACCGCTTTTATTGGTTTCGACCATATTCTTAGCGAGTTACAACAAGTAACTAATAATGCAAAGGACGTATATCCGCCGCACAATATTGTTAAGTATAATGACAAGAGCTTTGAAATTGAACTAGCTATTGCTGGTTTTGTTCAGTCAGACTTGACTATTGAGCTAAAAGATAATGTTCTTACTGTAAAAGGTGATCGACCAGTTCGTAGACCAGAAACACAGTATGTGCATAGAGGTATTTCAACTCGTAAGTTTGCTAAAAGCTTTAGACTTAGTGAGTACACAGAAGTCACTGGAGCTAGTCTCAATGACGGTATCTTAAGTATCGGTTTAGCCGTTAAGCTACCTGAGGAAAAATCCCCTGTACTAATCAAAATTCAAAACGATAATCGTAGCACAGGAAAATAAGACTAGTGTCCCATTGGATTATCAATGGGAGACATACTATGAAAAAACTAATCAACAAAATACGTTGGGCTTTAAGACGTAACGAAATCGAAGAAGGCCTAAGAGCCTATTGCAAACTTGAATACTCAAAGAGTGAAGCTAGTTACGCTTTTAATAGAGTACTAGAAACACACAAAGCTGCCTTTATAAATGGGGGTGATCTATGATGTTCAAAGCTTTAGCAAAATGGTTTCGTTCTGTTACTATGTCTGAAAAAGATCGTATCGAAGCTTACTTAGCTGACTCTGTGAGTTTGGCTGATTTAGAGCGTAGACAACGTGAATTACAGTCTCGTGGTTATAACGCGTAATGTACACAAGGGCGGAGTTAAGAAATTAACTTCGCCCTTGCCTTTTAGTGAGACTAGTGTTATATTAGTTTATACGAAATAAAAAAGAAAGAAACATAATGGCAACTATCACATTTACTTATTCACCTAGCTACGAACAAAAAGAAATTGACGTGAAGCTAATTCAACCGTCTCTAGAATACCGCGTAGAGGTTCCTGACAATACTGCTCTATTTGTGGATGATGTATATCACCATGTAAATTCTTGGCTCCGCGGTCTAGGATATATAATTCCTGAGTAATGAAGTGTAGACTAAAGTAAAATTTAACTTGCATAATGTTATTTTTTACTGTATATTTAAGATAAAGGTTCTATAGCTCAACTGGATAGAGCAACGGATTTCTACTCCGCAGGTTGAGGGTTCGACTCCTTCTAGGACCGCCAATACTGCCCCCTTGGTGAAATGGTAGCCGCGCGAGACTTAAAATTTCGTTCCTAGTGAGTGCCGGTTCGAGTCCGGCAGGGGGTACCAATTAATTCAATCCTTGAATAGGAAAACCGCAAGGAGAACTGCATGACTAATTTTGCACTTGAGCGTAATGGCTCGCTGGTTAACCAAGTTGTATTTAAAGGTAAAGATGGTTTATATCGTGATCACGACGTAATTCCTATGACCTTTAAAACAATTAAAGCTGCTAAGGAAGTAGCAGAAGTTTTAGAAGCTAACGTAGTTGATTATCAACTTTATATTTCACCCCAGCTCTTAAAAGCTGCATAACCAGGATACCTAAATGGATCTCTTTATTATTTTAGTCGTAGCAGGCTTAATTGCCTGGTTGAATTACTATTTGGCTGAACAGCGTGGTCGTAATGCTGTTGGATGGGCTTTTGGTGGATTCATCTTTGGCTTGTTCTCTACAATTCTCCTACTAATTATCGGAACTACTGACGAAAAGCGTACTGCCGATGCTATTAAAATTCATCGTGCAATGAAAGAATAAAATTGTGTACCCTTCGGGGTACCAATGTTAGACTAACTACCAACAAACTGAAAAATGCTAGTCATATTAACTGTATGTCTAGGTAAGTCCGCCTCCTATAGCTTCGGTGTTTCGCAATAAGCCGACAGTGCGATAGGCGTTTGTTTTGGGAGCGATAGTTAGTCTTACATTGGTTAAGATAGGATTCGACATGGCTAAATCGAGTATTGACTACGCTGAAGTTTCAGGGCTGAGTATAGCTCTATCCAGATTAAATTGTAAACTGGATAAATCAAACGAGGAAGGCATAGTTGCTGCTTGGTTACTTGATCGAATCAATGAACTGAATAAAAAGTGAAATATAACTTGCACGCTGCTATGTTTTGGGTTATATTTAATTAACAGAAGAAATAACGGTCCTCTATCACAATTGGTTAGTGAACAGTGCTCATAACACTGACTATCTCGGTTCGAGTCCGAGGGGGACCACCAAATATATAGGTTACTATGATCACGCTTCAAGGTAAACTTAGTCGTAAAATTACAGTAGCTGTTTCAGGTGGTGTAGACTCTATAGCAGCTCTACACTTTTTATCTCGTAACCACGATGTAACTGCGTTACATATTAATCATAATGAAGGAAACTCTGATGACGCAGAAGCGATTACACGCGCTACTTGTAGTAGCCTTGGTATTAAACTGCTTAGCAAGCGTATTACATCTACTCGCAATTCACGCACATCTTTAGAAGAGTTTTGGCGTAATGAGCGTTATTCAGTTTTTCATAGTCTTGATGATACTGTTGTTACCGCACATACTTTAGAAGATTGCGTCGAAACATGGATCTGGTCATCACTTCACGGTTCTGGAAAACTTATTCCGTATTCTAATAGAAACGTAGTTCGTCCTTTTAGGCTTACACCTAAATCACAATTTATTCACTGGGCTACAAAACATAACTTAGATTGGGTAGAAGATAGCTCAAATACAGACTTATCTCTTACTCGTAATTATATTCGTCAAGTTATGATGCCACACGTTCTACAAGTAAACCCTGGCATTGCCACAACCATTAAGAAAAAGGTCCAACAAGATTATGTCGAACCAAGAGTACGTACTAATCACTACAATCTCTCATTTCCGCCTCAAATATTCCATTCCTCGTGAAGAATTTGAAGCACTAGGTTTTAAAGAACCTATTGACACTATTAAGCTAGCTGAATATCTTAATGCTGGTAATGTTAAAGAATTTTCACAGCATCATCTAGGCGAGAATGTAGTAGATGTAGCTGTTCATAGTGAGGAACATATTGTTGACATATTCAACGTGGATAACGCTTATCTTTCTAAGTGGCCTACTGCACAGAAGATTGAGTGGATTAATCGCTGGAAAGAAACGCTAGAGTGAGACACAGGATTTCTCTTACAAAAGAGCTATCAAGCTTACTTCAGAAGTATGAAGTAGATAGCTACTGTTCAGAGAATGCTATGCAGTTAGCTACACAATTAGTAGCAGTACTTGAGAATAAAGCTCGTGTTTCTATCCACCAGAATAAAAAAATTTGAAATTGTAGTTTACACGTCGTAAACTTTGTGTTATAAATAATAAATAGAAAACGTTCCCTGGTAGCACAGCGGTAGTTGCATCTGACTGTTAATCAGAGTGTCGTAGGTTCGAATCCTACTCGGGGAGCCAAAAGTTACGTAGAGTGTTAGTAAGTGAAAGTGCAGCAGGGTTGCTCCTGTTATAGAAATGGCAAGGCATACTGTCCTACCCATCTAGTAACTGTAATAACGTACCCAAAGCGAGTTAATCGCATAAGCACAGGGCCCAAAATATGTGCATAATGCTGGAAATGTTGTGGTTCCAGACTCTATGTAAACCATTACTGTGCATCCTACACAGTAAAAACTCACAAACTCCCGAATTTGTGGACGGGCTACGACGGTGTAACGTAGCAACAATAGAATGAAATAATTCTTGCATCAAGCTTGCGATTGAGTTATTATGAATTATAGAGATTAGAAAGAAAAGCGCACTGACTTGAGCCAACTGTCTGTAACGGTATTGATGGTTATCCCTTTTCTTTCTGTGCTGCGAGATTCAGACCCTCGCAGTATAAATTACGGAGTATAGCGCAGCCTGGTAGCGCATCTGGTTTGGGACCAGAGGGTCCTCAGTTCGAATCTGAGTACTCCGACCAATTTTTCATCCTCTGCAAAGGGGTGATAGAATATAGCTTTTGAAGCACTATAGCTATGCTTGACTGTGAATTAACACATGATTAGTAAGTGTTGCAACGGGTATGCTGTCCGTCGGCATAGACAGAGATAATGCTTACTGCGTAGCGGTGGGTATAGGGCGGACCAGATAGGAATACACATGATCGTATGGATTCACAAAACCGACCTTGCTAACTACAGAAGCCTGATGGGTGCAGACGCTCCAATTAGGCAAGAACGAGAATTAGATGTTCAAGTTCAATTTGATGATAGCGGTATGCGTACTTGGGTTGCTGTAGGATACTGGTATAGCTTCGACTAAATACTTAGGCTCAGTTCAGCATCATTGCCGTAAGGCACTTTTTTTGGGAAAAAGCACAAGATGAGCCTGCTAAATAACGGTTCTATAGCCTAATGGTAAGGCAGCTGCCTCTAAAGCAGACTAACGCAGGTTCAATTCCTGTTAGGACCACCAACTTAAATATTTTAGGATAACTTATGATAAAACTACTATACACTATCTTATTTCCTACTGTGATCGGTGATAGAAGTTCTCATAGAGTACATCATTCAAAATATGAGGATTTATGTCAATAAATGGTACTAGCTCCACGTAACTTTTCAGATCGAGTAGCCTACAGCCTAACTAATGTTTTTCGGTGGTTTGCTGATACTGTTTTTGCTAAACGATATGGTCATAGAGCTGTTGTTCTTGAGACTGTAGCTGGTGTACCAGGTATGGTTGCAGGTATGTGGCAACACTTACGCAGTTTACGGCGTATGCAGCCAGATGAGCGTGGGTGGATTAAGACACTGCTTGACGAAGCTGAAAATGAACGTATGCACCTTATGATATTCATACAGATTGCAAAACCTACTAGATTTGAAAGATTGCTAATACTAGCAGCTCAACTTATTTTTTGGCATTTTTACTTTATATTATATATATTTTTTCCGCGCACTGCACATCGTATGATTGGTTATTTTGAAGACCAAGCCGTTATCAGCTATACACAATATCTTGAAGAGATTGATGCTGGTAAAGTAGAAAATATTGCTGCACCTAAGATTGCGCGTGACTACTATAAACTACCTACTACTGCAACACTACGAGACGTAGTTATTGCTGTAAGAGCAGATGAACAAGGCCATGCTGATGTAAATCACGATATGGCTGATTACCTAGATAAACAATAAACAGGAGATACTAATTGTAGATCATTAAGCCACCTTAGCCTTGACAGTTACTGAAATACTCAATATATTACAGATAACATCAAGGAGATAAAAATGTCTGTCGAACTTAAAATTAAATCTAAACATCTAAGCGTAGAAGCTCAAATTATTCGTTTTGAAGAGCGCAAGCTTTATAAACAATATATCTGGTCACTACAAAATTATCACAAAACAGGAAACAATGATATGTATCCTCGTTGGAATGATCAAGCATTTATGAAATACTGCTCTCTGAGCACGCATCGTAAATGGGATGTAAGAAATGAAAATCGTGCTACTTTCCTAGCACGTGCCTACATTGAGGGTAAACCTTATGCTTCTACTGAAGCTAAGCGTAAACCTGAAAATGAATATCGTTTTCAAACATATATTCTACCTCGTGTAGTCTCTATGGTTGCAAAATATGGTAAAAGCAAGGTTCCGCTTAAAATTTGGGTTCCTGGTAAGGGTGAACAAAGTAATCCTGCCTTGGCACAAATTAAAGCAGACGTAATTATGTGGTCTACTATTAGCGAGGCTAGAATTTAAACTCTAGCTCTATCGAGGCTTAACAGAGCCAGCGTAGCAAATCTGTGGATGGATACTGCAACCAATTTAGATGTAAAAATCTTGATCATGTAAGTTTAGATAGCCATTACCGAGGACAACGACCATCCAGTTCAATAGTTGGAGGAGTTAATGGTAAAACTAAACGAAAGATATGACAACCGGCTCCGGCTAATTGTGCGTATTATTGTTAATCTAGATACACTGACCTTTCAGTGTCGCTATGCTAGATAACTCGGAACCAATACGTGAGGTTCTGTATTATGCGGATATTGTGTAATGGTAAGACCTTAGCCTTCCAAGCTAATGACGCGGGTTCGATTCCCGCTATCCGCTCCAATGCCCTAATAGCTCAGATGGAAGAGCAGTTGATTTGTAATCATCAGGTCGTGGGTTCGATTCCTACTTGGGGCACCATTTATAAGCACACCTAGGATTGACGTAGACGCCAATCTACTAAATCTGACATAGCTAAGGGCTTGATCTTTTGGCGAAGATTAACAAAGCACCACACTGATACTGTGGGTATGTGTAAGTAGCTCGTCCTCCTTGGCGTATGCCATGTAGCTTAAGAGCTGGTGTGTTTTTATATGGAAATTAATGATTATAACTATATTGGAAGCTCCGTGGGCAACGCCTACTTTTCTGGATTAACTTTTGACCAGCTTTGGTCTTGTGTATCGCTCTCGTATACACGTGAAGAATTAGACGCAGCAGTAAGCGCGCAAATAAGATTGAATGAGATAGCTATTGGGAAAAAGAAGTGATTATGTCCGTAAGCCTAGAGATTACTACCCAACTCCGTTGGCGGCTGTAACTGCTCTCTTACCACATCTTCCTGAAACATTCACCTATGCAGAACCTTGTGCAGGTGATGGCAGACTAATTCAACATATATCAAATCTATTTCCTGGTTCAGAATGTACATTTGCTTCTGATATAGAATTACGAGATAGTGACGAAGATATTGAAGAAATAGATGCGTTTGACATAACTGAAACTCACTTAAATCACTGTGATTTAATTATTACTAATCCTCCTTGGGAACGTAAGATATTACACCCAATGATAGAGCACTTTTCTGATCTACGCCCCACTTGGTTACTATTTGATGCTGACTGGATACATACTATTCAGTCTAGCACATTAGTTAAGACTAGGCTACGTAAGATTGTTTCAATCGGTCGTGTTAAATGGATCGAAGATAGCGCAGGATCTGGAAAAGATAATGCTGCTTGGTATTTGTTTGATGCGATAAAAGTTGGACCAACAGAGTTCTTCGGACGTTAAACTGTTCTTGACTCTTCCTCTTTCATATGCTATATTTAATTATAGATAAGAGGAGAGAGCAATGAATACTGTAAATTCTGGCGGTCGAGTAGTTACTGCTACCCAAGGTGCTACTCGTTTAGCGTCTTCAGCAGCTTTTAAGTTAGGTTATGAAGACGTAATCAAATCTGGTCCTTACCGATACGATCTACCCTCTAAACGTGAGGGTGTTGATTACGCTCGTGGTCGTAATTTTGCTATTTGGTGTAAAGCTAATAACGCCCCTCGCTCAACTTGGCGAAATGGTGTAGCTGCTAAAACTGTAATTGAACGCATTGTACGATCTATATGGAGCGAATATGTTATATAATGCTAAAGATCTTGCTGAACTTGCTCAAGAGTATGATATAGGCGATCCTATTGATTGGGGTATGCTTAATGTTCAGGAAGATGAAGCATACCTTATTATTGCTGAACAGGTGGTCGAGATTATGCGTCGTTCAGACAATCCTGAACTAGTAGCTACTATAGCTATGACTAAGCTACTAGTAGAAAATTTTGTTTTAAATTTAAGACTTGCTGGTTTTGAAGAACCAGACTATACTTAATATCTAGAAAATGCGGGCGTAGCTCAGTGGTAGAGCGTCACCTTGCCAAGGTGAATGTCGTGAGTTCGACCCTCATCGCCCGCTCCAAAATATACTGGTACTTGCTGCTGTCACCTAATGACATAAGACGAGCAAGTTAAAAGAATGTGTGTTTAACTGCCAGTATTAATAGAATAAGGTATATATGAATAAAACCTTTTTGTTAGGTGTAGGAGCACAAAAAGCCGGTACTACGTGGCTGCACCGTACAGTTTCTTCTCTTGATAGGGTAAACTTTGGTGCAAAAAAAGAGTATCACATCTGGGATGCCGTCTCTTCGGATATGTTTAAAGAGTTTAGAGTTACAGATGCTATGGTCCGTGATGGGGTAGAGAATGCTGCAATACGGTATAGAATGCAAAACGTACCGGGTTACTACTCAAGCTACTTTAATGAGTTATTTTCAGGAGACTGCATACTTAGTGGTGACATTACGCCATCATATGCTGCCTTGTCGATAGAAGATTGGATTCGTATACGTCACGAGCTAAGCTTTATTAACGCTCGTCTCCGTATTGTATTCTTAATGCGTGACCCGTTTGAGAGATGCTGGAGCGCAGTACGAATGTCAAAAAAAGATGTTAAGAAACAGATAATATCAGATGAATTGCTGTTACTTAAAATGTACTCCTCGCTACAATTCGTTGCTAGAACAAGGTATGATGTTACTGTAACTAACTTACGTGCAGTTTTTACCGAAGATGAGCTATACTTCGGGATATACGAAACTATAAACGAAAACCGTGAGTTGAAAAGGTTGTCTAACTTCCTTGGTGTAGATTTACAACAAAGTACAAATAATCAAGATTATAATGTTTCTCCCAAAAAAGAGATTGTATCAATAGCTACAGCTAATAAGGTGCGGAACTTCTACAGAGAAGTTTACAATTTCTGTCAAAACGAATTTCCTGACTGTCGAGCCAGTTGGTCCTGCTAACACTCCAGACAGTATTAAAGAACTTGAAGGTTTCAGCATAAGTTGTTCGGTGCTGAGTCAAATCAATACGGTAGTAAGTGATCAGAGCTGTTAACTCTTAAGCTTACTTAACTTCTTGATCTCCTTCATGAATTAACTTTACACTTGCTAACTGCTGACTTATTGGTTATATTTAATTATAGCAAATAGGAAAACACATGGCACTACTTGTAAAAGAACAAAAAGCACTAGCTCACCTTGAGCAATCCTTAGTTACATACTATGCGATTATGCTAGGTGAAGAACTAGTAATTGATACATCTAAAACCATTGAAGAACGGCTGTTATTCTTATCTGTTCATATCAGTGGTTTACTATAAAAACCCTTTGAGTGGCTAGCAGTCGGTGGCATTATTGTAGTGATAATGATATTGTGAGAGTAACTAACTTACAGCCGAGTAGTCCGGGGCATTGAATTTTTGCGGGGTAGAGAAGTGGCATCTCGACTGGCTCATAACCAGTAAATCGGAGGTTCGAGTCCTCCCCACCGCAACCAAATAAATGTTCTCTAGTCTGTAATGGCGCACGGTTAGTTTCGTCCTCCTAGCGAGGTTAGACTGGTTCGAATCCAAAGAGAACACCAAATTATACGCGGGTATGGCGAAATTGGTAGACGCACCAGATTTAGGTTCTGGCGGGCAACCGTGGGGGTTCGAGTCCCTCTACCCGCACCAAATATACGGATCGTTGGGCGAGATGGATTATGCCAGCAGTCTTGAAAACTGCCGAACCGAAAGGTTCCGTGAGTTCGAATCTCACACGATCCGCCATAGTTAAGGACTAAAAATGACACAAGAACTATTACAGCAAGCATTTATTGCAGCTATTAAAAGCGTAGGACTTGAGAATTTCAAAAAGTGTTCCTTCTTTATGAAGAATAATAAATAACGGGCTGTTAGCTCACTTGGGAGAGCGCCTGCTTTGCACGCAGGAGGTAATCGGTTCGATCCCGATACGGTCCACCAAAAACAGCGTAGACTCGCTAGTCGAGGTAAAATGGTGAAGGATATAATCGCCCTTCACGCTTTTAGAATAGGGCAATATATGAAAATACTATGGCACTACTGGGCAAAAGCTCTTGGCGAGAAAGCAACAGATAATGATGCAGAAGCTGATATTGTAGCGGGTTTTAGAACTATCATAGTATTACTAGCTTGCCTAGCAAATATAGTGTTGATTGTAAACGCAATTCACCACTGGTAAATTACGGTCTATTCGTATATGGGTATTATGCTCGGCTGTCCACCGGGTCAAGAGGGTTCGAGTCCCTCATAGATCGCCATCATAAGATAGGAAACTAAATGGCATATTGGGGCTACCACGCAATGTTTGATTGCGGCGCTTGTGACAAAGAACTTGTAATGTGCAAAGTTAATGTTCACGCTTTTATTAAAGAACTAGTTCCTGCTATTGATATGGTAGCTTTCGGAGAGCCAATGATTGAGCATTTTGCTACTCATGCTCCTGATAAAGCTGGTATCAGTTTCTGTCAAATGATTGAAACAAGCAATATTAGCGGTCACTTAGTAGATTCTAATGGTGATGCATATATTGATATTTTTTCGTGTAAGCCAGTAGATATTGGTATTGCACAAGACGTTATTGAGAAGTACTTCAAGCCTTCAAAAGTTAGAGTAAACTTCCTCACCCGCTCCGCGGGATAAGTTACGTTGGTAAAGTGTTACGGTAGCACGGCGGTCTCCAAAACCTCAAGCCTCGGTTCGACTCCGAGTACCTTCGCCAAATAAATTTTGGTTCCGTTCAGCATCAATTTTATGCAATCCCAATCAGCGAGCGAGGTTCGATTCCTCCTAGTAGTGTAATGGTAGCACAGCCGACTTAGCACAAAAGTGAACCAGTTAAATAACAATGCCCAGTTAGCTCAGCGGTAGAGCTCCTCGTTTACACCGAGATTGTCGGCGGTTCGATCCCGTCACTGGGTACCAGATTTTTGCCCGTTCGTCTAATGGCAGGACGCTAGATTTTGACTCTAGAAATCGCGGTTCGAGTCCTCGACGGGCATCCAACACAATAGGAAACTTATGTTACAAAGTCGTTATCCAGAATTAGCTTCTACTCCTTCAGACATTAATGAGCATCTTCCTACTTTCAAACGATACGCCAAAGAGTGTAGTTCTGTAACAGAGCTAGGAGTAAGAAATATTGTTTCACTTTGGGCTTGGCTAGACTCTAAAGTTTCTACAATTCGTGCTTATGATCTGCTGCAACCGCCAGAAGATAACCTACGCTATGCAGAAGCCTATGCTGCAGAAAATAGCATTGACTTTAAGTTTACACAAGCTGATGTTCTACAAATCACTCTAGAACCAACAGATTTACTTTTTATTGATACGTGGCATGTTTATCCACAACTTGTACAAGAGCTACGTCTACATGGTGAAGTAGCTCGTAAGTTTATGATGTTTCACGATACTACTCTTTATGGGCGTAGCGGAGAAGATGGCAGTGCTCGCGGATTACAAGACGCACTAGATGAATTTCTAATTGAAACAGATTCTTGGAAAGTGCGTGAAAAGTTTACTAATAACAATGGACTTACTGTATTAGAGCGTATCTAATTAAGGAGATGTACTTGAGAACACTAGCTTTTCGTCGTCATCAAGAAGCAAAGCGCAAAGCTTGGGTTAAACGAACAATCAAATACGGTAGTTTAACTCCTACTAGGATTGGTATATTAGCACATTCTCCAGCATTGTGTTCTTGCTATGGGTGCGGAAATCCTAGAAAGTACTCTGGAGATGGTAGAATTAGCGAACTTCGAGTGCTTGAATCTATGGAATGCGAAATAAATAACTGGGTAGTTGGGTGAGTGGCTTAAACCAGCGGTTTGCTAAACCGTCGAGCCTGAAAAGGCTCCACAGGTTCGAATCCTGTACTACCCGCCAATAATTGGAGCTATGGCCGAGCGGTCGATGGCACTGTCTTGGAAAGGCAGCGGGCGTTAATTCGTCCCCAGGGTTCGAATCCCTGTGGCTCCGCCAACATAATTTGAAAATACTTCTTGCACAGAGTCTATTTAGTTAGTATAGTTATCTATATACTTAAACAAGGAGACACTAATGTCAGAACTAATTGACCAGATGAAAGTTGTACAAGCTACCGCTTTTTCACTATATCTAAAAGCTCATAACTACCATTGGAACGTAACAGGCCCAAACTTCTCAGAATATCATGGATTTTTTGGTGACTTCTACGAGGCTGTATGGGGTTCTGTAGATGGTTATGCAGAGCGTACACGTACTCTTGATGCTTACGTACCAGGGTCACTATCTCGTTTTAGCGAACTAACTAAGATCCAAGATGAGACTGGTATTATATCAGCAGATGCTATGTTCCGTAATCTATATAATGATAATGAAACTTTTATTGCACAGCTTAATGCAGCGCACGAACTAGCTTCAGCCGAAAAACGCTATGGCATAGTAAACTTCTTAGAAGATCGTTTAGACTTTCATGCCAAAATGCACTGGCAGATCAGAGCGTTCATTGTTAAATTAGCGCCGTCTACTGAGATGGCTACAACAGAATAATTTATATGAGCTAGGTATACTTAACTGTATGCCTAGCTTAGTCATGAGAGACGCAGTATGCCAACAACCTTACCAACAACAGGACCGTTAGCTTTATCTAACGTCAATTATGTGCTGAGTTTTGCTAATAATAGAATCATAGCTCTTGATGATTTTATTGTTAGATCGCTTTTTGTTAAACCAACAGGTACCATAAGCATAGCTGATGGTCGCGGTAAAGCTGTTGGCGGATCACAAAGCTATACTACTCCAGGTACGTATTATTTTACAGTACCTGCATATGTAAATATGACGGTAATTGTAAACGGCGCTGGAGGTGGTGGTGATGGTGGCTTAGTTAAAACTCTAGTAAATTCTAGAGAAGGTAACGATACCTACTCGTATGTATATGGTGGATCTGGTTCTACTGGTGGAGGTTCTTCTTTTGCTGCTTCTACCCCTATGATAGCTAATGGTGGTGGTGGCGGAAATAACACAAACGGTACTGCTTCTGGCGGTGTAGGCGCTGTAGGTTCTGGTTTTTACAACACTACTGGTGGAGGAGCTGCCAGAGGTACTGGCGGTACAGGTGTTACTATTGGTGGTGGAGATGGTACAGGTATTTCTACTACTGGCGAGGCCGGCGGAGCAGGTGGCGGATGTAAGAGTGTTTACGTAAGAGACTCTGGAGGACCTACTGTAGGCGCAATTATAGCCGTTGTAGTAGGTACTGGAGGTGCTGGAGGTACTAAAGCTACCGGAGCTATTTCAAACGGGGCTGCTGGGGTCAATGGTAGCGTAATAATTACTTGGAGCGGAGTTAATTAATGAAATATTACTTTAAACACGGGTTAAATTCTAGAATTATATACCCAGGAGACTTTTTTATAGGTTTAGATAACCTAAATCACACATATTATGACATAATTACTATGAATAATATAGATAGAGAAAAAATAGGCGTATACCAGCTAGACGAAGATTTTAAATACTTCAAAGATAGCAGAGTTAGACAAAGCTATACAGATTCTCAAATTGATGATTTACGAGACGTTAGAATACTAACTCGATTTAACTATAGAAATGACTTTTATAGCTGTGGTGTTAGAGATATTGCTTTAGTTAATACTCTATTATCTTTAAGCAGCCAATCTTCTGCTGATAATATAGGCGATTTACATTGGTTTGATGAGAATATACCTTTTTATATTACTACGTATAAGGGGTATATAAGGAATATGGATTTAGCTACTTTTAGAGATTTTGCTAAACATATGATGGCACACGTACTTGCTAATAATAGAGCTGCTGAGATACTAAAATTAAGATGTAATTCCGGAGAACAAGTCGATATTCAAGCTAGTGATAGCTGGCCTAATGGAGACAGCCTAAAAGACTATGATTTATTTTCTCAGAAGCTTATCGACTATACCTATGGGTCTATAGAGCCAATAGATGAAGACTACCAAAACCAAATAGATAGCCTTGCGAGTATGATAGAATGAAACCAGTTACAGTATACGAAGATGAAGATATAGATGAGCGTATAGTAGAACTACTAAAATCACTAACAAAAGATGTTTTTAGTACTGTTACTAGAATATCTAAAGGTTCTCACTCTATAGAGCAATTTAATAATCAGGTAGTCAATTTTGATGAGGATGTAGCTTTGGGCGGTATACCAAGGTCGGAATTAACTTCTTTCTTAGAGCATTATCAAAACGATGTAAGAGTAGCCGGCATTAAAAAGCTATTACATAATGATCCTAGTAGGGTTACTTTTAGAAACTTCTACTACTATCCGCCAAATACTATGATGACTTGGCATACTAACTCAAATGCTACTGGTACTAGAATATACTACACATTAGTATCTGGAGGAGACATATTTAGGTATCGTGATCCTTATACTAAGGAAATTATTGACGTTGAGGCTAAAGACGGCTGGAACGCTAAACAGTTTCAAATAGGTAATACGCCTGAAAATCGCTTGTGGCATACTATATATGCTAAAGGCCCTAGATTCAGTTTTGGTTTCAATATTATGAATGATTAATTTTCAACTAGGTTATGGCGATAAGCAGGTAATAGTTACTGATACATGTAAAGACATAGATAAGATTGCTAATACATCCTTAAAATTGTGGATGGAAAGTAAAGACGCTTATCTTACTGATAGAAGTAAAGTCACAATTAAGACTAAAAACTCCTCTACACAGTACAAAATAGTACAGCTAGTATATAGTAGCTATCTAAAGCTACCAAATAAGAGTAGTTTTGATGGGTTGATATTACCAAACGAGACTCAAAGTAAAAACTACGTAGGTAAAGGGCTAGAGTTCCGAATAGGAGCTCCACTTATCTGGTTAGCCAAGTTAGCTCCTGATGGTCATTTTATATATAGCTATGAGTATACAGACAACTATAAAAGTACTGTTCCAGACGAGCTGCTATTTAATAGTTTAACTAATGCCTATGTTAAGGGGTATGGGACTAAGTATAATCATGCTTATGTTAAGAATGCCTTGCCAGATGAGTATATATTGTTTACACATCAAGGGCTAGGTACTGTACACTATTATGATAAAATGCTAGGACTAGATTTACTAAAACAAGTATCGCAATGGGCGCTAGATAATAAAAAACATGTAGTTATACGTTTACACCCCACAGCAGATGAGGTATACACAGATACGCTATATTCCTTAAAAAATAAATATATAACCTTTGACGTAGATAGTTATATTGTGGACTTAATAAGCACTTGTAGTCAGCTATGGACAGCATCTTCTGCTTGCGGTATGGAAGCTATGCTTATGAAGAAGCCTGTATCTATATTTGGCATACCAGATTATCATCCAGCAGTTAACAATGCAGATAATATAGATCAAGCATATAAACCTGACTTTGATTATGAAAAATACGTTAGATTTACAACTTGGTATGCTAGAAACTTGTGTATTAATATACATAATGCGAAAGCACCAGATAAGATATATAAAAGAATGTATGACTATTTTATAGAAGGAAAAACTATTGCAGATCTATACTAACCCTTTTCCTCACGCAGTTATAACGCCTCCAGAAGACATATATAACTATGTTAAGTCTGTTTATCCAGCTGCTCCTACACTTGATCCAGGAGCTAGAACAAATTTAGAGGTATCTGACACTAGAATCACTACTTATCTAGATTCTGTGCTTATAGAAGCTTTTGAGGCTTTCTTACCCACACTTAGCCTAGAATACCCTAAAATGAACTTTAGCTCAATACAAACTGCTAAAAGGTACTTGTTTAGTCATAATACTCCTAATTTAAAGCCTAACGTTATAAGAGGATTACACTTAGATAATGGTACTAAAATTGTAGTAGGTTTGTGGTATTTTAAAGATTCTGATGATGATGCTGGTGGCGATCTATTCTTAGTCAACCCACATACCAAACAAAGTACAATTTTTAAATATGACACTAACAAGTTAATTATATTTCCAAACTTATTAACTTCTTGGCACGCCGTTACTCAACGAGCTCCAAGCTCTGTTCCAAGAAAATTTATTAATATTGTGATGGAAAGTGATATTTATTTACACAGCTACAATAAGGTAGGTAACCAAGAGCCTAAAGTAAAGGTAGTAAACAACTTTAAATGATAATTAGCCATGCTTATAAGTATGTATTTCTAGGTACTCGTAGAACAGGTTCTAACTCTTCTGAACTATTCCTACTTCAAAACTTATTTGAAAAAGGTGATATAGCTAATAGAAGTTTTACGCCCAAATACGTACATCCAGAAGTTATTAGACCACCTACTGATAATGTACCACCAGGTGTTAAGGCTAGGTGGGATATGAAATATTTAATAGATTATAGTGGTATAGATATAACTGGTTATAAAGTATTTGCAGTTTTAAGACACCCACATGATAGGCTTGTAAGCAGGGTGTTTTATCCTTTAACCCTACTTGGCTGCAGAAACTTATTTCATGCTAGACATATACTATCTAACGGATTTGCTGATGATGAGGATAGAGAACGTCCTCAGAGTGCTTTTTTTAAATATGAAGGTAGGATGGTAGCTGAAGTTTGGCGGTATACAGAAATTAACACTTTATTTCCTGAATTTGTACGATCATATGGAAAAGAGGTTAAATACCCACTTACTAGGCTAGAGAGTCAACATACGCCAACATGGGCTAATCCTAAAACAGTTTTTACTCCAGAGATTATACAAAAAGTAAACGAAGTATTTGCAGAGGATATTGAGCTTTATAATATTTATTACCCAGAGAGTAAAATACTATGAGAAATATACTTTGCCTTAAGTGTGGTTCAAAATACACAGAAGATTATGTAACTAAGTTGTATAACATGGTAGAAAGATATTCTGATTATGAATACAACTTCTACTGCATTACAGATCAGCCTTTTGAGTATAAGAATATCAAAATTATACCTTTACCAGATAATAAGCTACAAGGTTGGTGGAATAAGCTTTATATGTTTTCTGACATACCTGTAGCAGGTACGATCTTATTTTTAGACTTAGATATAGTAATATGTAATAACATGGAGCCTTTGTGGTCTTATAAACAAGATGAAGTAGTTTTCTATGCAGACTGGTTTTCTACTAACAAACGAGGCAACGATATAAATAGCTCTGTAATAAGGTTCGAAGCTAATTCTTTAAACCGTTTATGGGTTAATTTCTTACAAAATAAAGAAGTTACTATGAGCACTTTAAAAGGTGATCAAGATTTTTTAAGACTAGAAGTACTTGATCCTGCATTTTTTCCTACTGCGTGGTTTAAAAGTTACAGGTATGAATTACGAGGTAAAGAATATCTAATAAAAGGTATTAATAGACAATCAACTAGGTTATATCCAGGCAAACCTCTTATAGGTAAGGATCTAATTATCGCTATTCTACATGGGTACCCAAAAAACCATCAAATTACCGATCCTTGGTTAGTAGAAAATTGGCAGTAAAAACTATAAAAAAATTTAAAATTGTTCTTGCCTTCTGGTAAAACTTAATCTATATTAAAAGAATGAAAAGGAAGATAACTGCTATGCACCACACTATGACAATTCGTTGTGAGAAGTTTTATAACTATGCCCGAGGCGGCAGAGTTTGCTAACGCGTGTGCGTAAGTAATCTTTAGCCCCTCCAGAGCGATCTGTGAGGGGTTTTTTATTTGGTGTGTGGCCCGGATGGTAAGGGGTCGGATTGCAAATCCGAAGCACGTAAGTAGTCAGTTCGATTCTGACACACACCTCCAATTATAATGGTGACGCCGAGCGGTTCGGACGGATCTCTCATAAGGATCTAGGGTGAGTTCAACTCTCACCGGCACTACCAACTTATGGGTAAATAATGGAAGATATTTTTATAACTATCGAACCTAACTGGTATGAGTATTGTGGTGAAACACGCTCTGAAGGTTGGTCCTGTACTTCTTTAGTACCTGCTCTAGATGCTATTGGCAGGACTAGAGTAGAAGCTCTAAAGAATTGGGAAGATCTATACTGGATGTATAGTAACCCTGATAAAGTAGAAAATATAATGAATACTATGCTTCAGGAGCTACATAGTGAAAAAGCCTAAGCCAACACCCGAAGAAACGTTAGCAGACCTAATTTTTATGTTAAAGCAGAGCTACCTTATTGAACATGAGCAAGACTATGCTAAGATTAGAGAACTGTGCCGTAAGTATGGAGTGTCGCTATGAAAATTGAATATCGTAAGGGTGATCTATTTAGTACTGATATTGAACTTATACTTCACGGCTGTAACTCTAAAGGAGTTATGGGTTCAGGAGTAGCACGACTTGTACGAGAACAGTTTCCAGGCACGTATGAAGCCTATCAGCTTTGGTGCTCTAAAGGTTTTAGACTCGGACAATATCTAGCTGTTCCAGAGCGTGGCAAAGTAGTTATTAATGCCGTTACTCAACAAGAATACGGTAAAGCTGCTGAACAACTAGGCCCAAATCCTGTTCGATATGTAAGCTATGACGCTGTAGCAGAGATTATGCACTCACTTAATAAAGTGTATACAGGTTCTACTGTTGCTATGCCTATGATAGGCGCAGCACTAGGTGGCGGTGATTGGGTAGTAATCTCGGCAATCATTGAAAGCGAATGCAAGACTATACAACCCGTCGTTTATCAGCTGTAATCACACTAGATAAACGTATTTAGTTCTTGCATCGTGCTGGTGCCGAGCTACAGCAGATCGAAATCAACATTAAACTTGCATACAGGTTGCGAATCATCTATATTGATAATATGAAGAAAACATAAAAACAGCCGATAAGGCCGAGGGAGATCATCATGTCAGCGCCAAATTATCCGGCTCTGGTACTTAATGCAGACTTTACCCCTATAAGCGTATTCCCGCTTTCCACTTGGGGTTTTGAGCGTACTCTTCGCAATGTTATGAAGGGTCGTATTACTGTACTAGAAGAATATGACGTCACACTTCGGTCTCCAACTTTTGAATACAATCCTCCTTCTGTTATTGCACTAAAACAGTATGTAAACAAGCCTAGACGTATTGTTTTCAGTCGTATGAATATCTTTCTGCGTGACAAGTACTGTTGCCAGTATTGTGGAAAACAGTTTCAATCGCACGAACTTACGTTCGATCATGTAATTCCTCGTGCTAAAGGCGGAAAAACTGACTATACTAACATAGTAAGTGCTTGTGTATCTTGTAATACCCGTAAAGGTTCACGTCAAGATATGTTTCCAATCAATGCTCCTCGCGAGCCACGTATCTCAGAACTAGCTAACTCCGTTAGTTCTAAAGAAAAACTACACCACTCTTGGCTAGACTACTTATACTGGTCAGGAGCACTTGAAGAGAGCTAGATAAATGACTGTAGCAGAACTAATCATGAGACTAAATACTCATGATCCTAGTTTACGAGTAAGTATTACAGACGGTTGGACAGGAGCTATTTATGAAGGCTCCTTTCCAATTCGTGTAGTAAGTACTAGCGATGATGAACAAATACTAACCATTGACGTTGGTGGATACCAGCTTGAGGAAGAACGATGAAATATCCTATTAAAATTGAGTCAGACATCTACCAATACGGCGATGGCGTGTTTGTTTGGTTTGACGAGACTGGTGGTGTTGGTGGTGCTTCCAACTACCTTGAAGAAGCAAGAGCACAGATGACCAGATATGCGGAGAGTTTAGATGGACCGAGTATTACTCACACAGAAAGAGCTTGAACGTATAGACCAACTGTGCAATGAAGAGCCAAGACTAACTAACCATATGAAACAGTATATAAACAGATTGAGGAAGAAAGATGAAACAGAAACAAATGCCCAAACCTCGTAACCCTTTTGTGCAGCACCTGATTGTTAAGAAACAAGGTGCTCACACCAAAAGCTACAAGACGCATCGACGTGATGCTAAAGTAGCTCTGAAGAAAAGTTCAGACTATTCTACTAAGCACGATGATGTTTTGTTGAGTAGTCTGATCACTGGATCGGTAGCTGAGTTGGTTTAGCGATGGACTTTTAATCCGTGTCAACGTGGGTTCGAACCCCACTCGATCCACCATTATTTTGATGATACACTACAGGTGAGGCACATCCTTTAAACCAAGCGGGTTTGAGTCCCGAGGCCAAGGTAGTGTATCTTCTAAATAATGCGCCGATAGCTCAGCGGTAGAGCAGGGGTCTCTTAAACCCAAGGTCGTGGGTTCGATCCCCACTCGGCACACCAAAACTGTTCTTGCTCTATGGTTGCGAATCAGTTATATTGTAAGAATGAAGAAAAGATAACGCCTCGGTAGCTCAGTTGGTAGAGCAGCGGATTGAAAATCCGCGTGTCGCTGGTTCGAGTCCAGTCCTTGGCACCATTATTTTGATGATATACTATGGGCTAAGTAAAGCCGTTGCCGTAAAAAGCGAGACAATAACGATTGTAGGTTCAAGTCCTACTAGTATATCTTCTAAATAATATTGCCGCATAGCTCAGTTGGTAGAGCAAACGGCTGATAACCGTTAGGTCACTGGTTCAAGTCCAGTTGTGGCAACCAAAGAATATGGGAAGGTAAAGCCAGTAGTTCTGGCAGCGAGTCTGTAAAACTCGTCTTTAATCGGGAGTGGAGCGTAACCACACCTTCCCACCAATTATATGCCCCCATCTACTATGGGTTAGGTAATCTCCCTTTCAAGGAGAAGAAACGGGTTCGAGTCCCGTTGGGGGTACCAAAGTTTGGGTGTGAAACTACGAGGGTAGAGCGTGCCGTACACACGCTGTGGAGACACTGACGGACACGTCTAAACACCCACCATTTATTACGCTGCTATAGCTCAGTTGGTAGAGCACCTGATTAGTAATCAGGGTGTCGGGAGTTCGAGCCTCTCTAGCAGCACCATTTAAACACGAGGAAGTTATGGAAGAAGAAGTTGAATTTAATCCAGCCGATTGGCAAACCAATTCTTTTGCCTATGCAGTATACAATAAGTCAGGTAGACGTTATGGTAAAACAGCTACTATGAATCCTTGTTCAGAAATACCTACAAGCAATTTTGCACTAGGCCAGATTGTTAAGCTGAAAACAGGCACAGCCCCTCTACGAGTAGTTAATACACAGTGGAATAATAGTTCACAGCGAGTAGAGATTCAGTGTGAGTATGTTAGCTCAGCTAGGACTACTAGCTTTAGAAACGAAGCAGACTACGAAATTTATATTGAAACCAGACCAGATCAATCAAAGGAAGATCCCATGAAGGGTAAACTATTTCAAACTCTAGACGGTAGCGTATACGGCGAAGGTCTAGTAATCGACGGTGACGGCAAGTACGTCCTAAAACTAAATAGCGGTGACTACAAGGCTTTTATGTCTGCTGAACTAAAGCGCGTAATGCCTTTTACTTATGATGTAGTATTCAACGGTATGAGTGGTAAATCGTACTCATATCTTGGTAAAGCCGGTAGCGTAGAAGTTGGCGATATTCTAATCGAAGCTAACGACTTCACTATCGCTCGCGTTGTAGCTGTAGGCACTGAGAGTGATGCTGCTACTAAAACTTTCAAAGGCTTCAAACTAGTCACTGCTGCTATTGAATAATTAATAACGCCTCCGTAGCTCAACTGGATAGAGCATCACGCTACGAACGTGAAGGTTACAGGTTCGAATCCTGTCGGGGGCTCCAGTATAATGGAACTACACTATGGATAAGGCATTTGAATTGACCATGAAATCATTGTCTAGTGAAGGACTCACTGACGATGAAGCAAAATATATGCGTGAACGTAATATCAAATATGAAATGGTACGTTACGTTTACATGGAAAAGATGAAGCACGAAGGTTCAGGTTTGACTAACTTTCAATTCTCTCCTGGTGAGTTATTTATGGATACCCCTATCATTGACATTGTGAATGATTTGATGAAATTCAATGAAGCAATCAAAAATGGTAACTATGAAGTTGCTGACTTTGGTGATTCACATTGTAAACATAATCCGCCACATAGCGGTAAAGAAAAGACAACTATTGGAAACTGACTATTACACCGAGTGGGAATGGCAACCTATAGACCTTATGTCTGATGGTTGCAGCGACGTTATTGTTAGAGACGATAGCGGTAACACAAGAGAAATGTGTTCATGCGACTACTGGTGTTTGTCAGAACAAGAAAAAGAGCTATATACTACGTTTAGGTTTGTATAATACTGGGTAAGGTGTAATGGTTGCACTCTGCACTGTGACTGCGGAAGATGAGGTTCGAATCCTCTACCCAGTACCAACCTAAAGTGAAATAACTCTTGCTTCAATCTTGAGAATCAGTTATATTATAAGAATGAAGAAAACAAAGACTGAGTTCAGCAACAAACATCGCTAATAATGTAATCCTTAGCGGGAAAAATCAGTCTGTTAAATCTCTTAATACTCGCTGAGTATTAATACCTTTGAACTCTAGCCTGCGGGCAGGTAGTAATAGGTTGGGGAAGGCTTTGATAGTTTACGCTCAGTGTCCTATCATGGGAAAAAACTATCACCTAATTTCTCTGTCATCTAAATTAACAAGACTCAGATTTATTTCTGTGAATGGAGGTTGAAATCCTCCCAGAGACTTGTCCCTCTTCTCCTAGGATTAGGGAACCGCTTGTAGAGTCTACACGTGTACGGCAACACGTTATAGTTGTTTCAAGCGACCTGGGATGAACTCCAGCGAGCTACCAGAAACTAGGGTGATACTAGTAAAGCTGGGTATAGGCAGCCTGTGTGCCTCAAAATAGCACAGTATATCACCGTTCAGTTCAGAATCTGACACTACGATAAAGTGTCGCCGGATTAGTAACCGGCATCTCATCTCATCTTTAACGATAAACTCTTGCAACAAGCTGCTTACGGTATGCACCAAGGCAGGGCAAATAATTCAGCAGAGTTTATCTTTTAAGCTGAGACGTTAAAAGGGCTTTACAGGCGTAGGGAATAGCCAGTCTTAAGTGACAAGATCAGCAGGCCGCTGATTTGCAGGAGCCTAAAGTCTTCTAGTGTGCGCACACTTTGAGACCCCAGAATACCTCGTCGCAACTTAACTTATAGTTTGCTCAATGCTGAAATGTATTGTAGTATAAAGAATACGAGATAGATGAGAGTGATTGCTCTGAAACTCGCATAGGTGTGGCAACATACTCCGTTAATATATGTTGTACGAGTGCAGGTTGCGGTGAAGTGCCTGCTCTTCTCAGTCAGGTCGTATTGAGGTGGTTTCATACTTTTACACTGAATAGAGTATGCGAAGATTAGCGTGATAATCCAGGGATGTGGCTGTCCAGCAAAAGCAGAATAATCAACTGCGATAGCCACCTATTATAATTCTAGTTAACAAGGATTATATTAGTAAAAGAACATACAAAACTTAGCGTCAGCGGATAGACAGCCCTTACTAAGGGAAGCACAGGTTCGAATCCTGTAGGTTTGTAGGGATCGGTGTAGTTGCAAATACACTCCCCCTTTGGCAGAGTAATTAACTGCTTTGTGTTCTTTTTCTACTATAATTCTAGTATCGTTACAGCATAAAATCGCTCAAAAAGCACTTCACTTGTAATGAAACCCTGCCGCAAGGCGCGATACTGTAAAATAAAGGTGTACCATGAAATTTTGGATGAATTACGACGACTTCTAAGCTAGTAGCTTAGAAGGAGAACAATATGTCTAGAACTACCCGCCGTCCTAAGTTTTATATTAAAACTTCGGAAACTAAAGAAATTCAACGCGATGTTGATCGCGCAATACGTAACCCCTACATTCGTGTTCGTAAAACGCAAGAAGAACTTGATCAGCACTATCAGTATATGTTAAAAAATTATCCTGAGTATGCTCATATGCACTATGGTACTACTCGTGGATACCGTACAGTCAAGATTGAAGTAGATATTGACGCAGTTACTGAAAAAGCTAAACGCGAATTTGCTACTTATACTCGTGACGGTAAGTGGAATAGTACTGGTAAGAATACTGGTTTTAAACAAGCTGCTGCCAAGTGTGTACGACTAGCTAATAAACAGTTCTGTGGAGCCGTTATTCGCGGCGAAGATATAGATAATAAAATTTATCCACACAATCACCTAGGTGATTATCTTGTGTGGAGCTTTTGGTAAGAACAAGGAAACTGCATGGCAGAAGATGATACTCCCGGACATTATATCAATGTTAACGGTCACGATATTTTTGGCTACTCTAGGTACATTGACCTATATAGGGAAATGGTTATTAACTCAGAAGACGGCGCTCACTTCGTAGAATTGGGCAGCTTTCTAGGGCAGTCTACCGCTGCTATGGGTGTTTTCATTAAGTCTAGCGGTAAACGTATCCGTTTTGATGCTGTAGATATTTTTGAACTCAATGAGTTTAGTGATCCACCCCATGCTAAAGTTGTTGCTGATCATGGTGGAGACTTCCTTGCAGCATTTAAGTCTAATCTTGAAAAAGCACAAGTACTAGATGCCGTTACTATTGTAAAAGCTACATCATTAGAAGCTGCTGCTACATATGAAGATCGCTCAATCTCCTTTATTATGATTGATGCCTCTCATACCTATGAAGATGTAATCGACGACATAAACGCTTGGTTCCCTAAGCTAAAAGTAGGTGGAGTAATGTCTGGCGACGATCTAGACTGGCACGACGTAAAGCGAGCAGTAGATGATACTTGTAAGCATTACGGAGTACACGGACACTCTACTTGGTACTTTAGAAAACAAACCCCAACTCTTGCAGAGCATCGCGCTCTAAACACTTGAAACCTTGGTTGGTTTCAGCAAACCCTATTGGATAATAATTTAACTCATAATTAAATTTAAACGGTTCGATTCCGTAAAATAATCCCAACCAGAAAGGCTACACCATGTCATTTGCTAACGCTGTGAAAAACTACAACACTAATGCTCCTGCTCGTACTGAAAATGGTATGAAGGCGCACGCTACTTCTGCTTCTGCTGTTCTAGACCTTTTTGGTAAGATCGGTAGCGCTCGTGGAGTAGATCTATCTCCTGCTTTCTTTGCTGCTCTAGGCGAAGATCAAGACCTAGCTATCCGTGTTCTTATGTGGGCACGTGATATTCGTGCAGGTTCTGGTGAGCGTCAAACTTTCCGTACTCTGCTATCAGCTCTAGAGAAGGTTAACCCTGCTCTTGCTGGTCGTCTAATGCACAAGGTTCCTTTCCTTGGTCGTTGGGATGATCTATTTGCTTATGCTGATCCTCTAAACAAGACTGCTGCATACGATATGATCCGTGCTGCTCTAGACGCTGAAGATGGTCTAGCTGCTAAGTGGATGCCTCGCAAAGGTCCAATCGCTGTAGCACTAACTCGCCACTTTGGTATGTCTCCTAAGCAGTATCGTAAGACTATCGTTGGTCTTACTAATGTTGTTGAGACTCAAATGTGTGCTAAGGACTGGGATGCAATTAACTTCTCACACGTTCCTTCTCTAGCTAGCGCTCGCTACCAAAAAGCGTTTGGTCGCAATGCTTCAGAGGCCTACTCTAAGTATATCCGTGAACTGCAAAAGCCTGAAGCTGAGCGTGACCCAAAGGTTAAGATCAACGCAGGTGCTGTATATCCTTATGATGTTGTTAAGTCTGTTGGGCTTGGCAATGCTGCTGTTGCTAACGAGCAATGGAAAGCCCTACCCAACTACGTTGGTGATGCTCGCATCTTCCCAATGGTAGACGTATCCGGCTCTATGGGTAGCATCACTGGTCACTACGGTAATGGACCTTCTCCTATGATGGTTGCTGTTTCTCTAGGTCTGTATCTGTCTGATAAGAATACTGGTCCCTTCAAGGATCTATTCCTAACCTTTAGCGACAATCCTGAGATCCTAAACCTAAAAGGTGATCTAACTCAGAAGATGCGTCAAATGATGATGTCTGCTTGGGGTATGAATACTAACCTTCATGCTGCCTTCGACCATCTACTAGACGTAGCAAAGCGTGGAAGCGTTAAGATGGAAGATATGCCACAAGCACTTCTGATCCTATCTGATATGCAGTTCGACCAGTGCGCTCGTTTCGACGACCGTGCTAAAGAAATGATTGCACGCAAGTATGAGCAAGCGGGTTATCCAATGCCACGCATCATCTTCTGGAATGTTAATGGCTCGTATGGTGGTACTCCTGTTCGTTTCGACGATCGCGGTATCTGCCATGTGTCTGGTTTCTCTCCAGCTATTATGAAGTCGGTTCTAGCTAACGATCTTGAGGAGTTTACTCCTTATAACGTAATGCTAAAGACTATTATGAATGATCGTTACGCCCTATAAGGGGCGTAACAGCTAAATTTGGATCATTGCAGCAATCAATCAGCATCCATGAAAAGGACCGTGTCGGTGGTTCGAATCCATCCTCCTCTAGGGGAGTAGCTCAGCGGTAGAGCAGGTAACGCACAAAAGTTGATCCAGAAATTATAACAAGGTTAGTTTCAGCAAACAATCAAACATGACAGGTTCGATCCCTGTACCACGATTTTCTCGTAGTACGCCCATGGTGGGCAAACAAATGCTAACCTGATATACGAAACAAGGCGCCTAGTGCGCCTTTTTTCTTGCTCTATGCTCAACAGTATGTTATAGTTAAGTCTAACGGGAGAACTGCTATGCAAGTACTTAGAGGAAGAAATACTCTTATTATAGATGGTATAGGATATAGCCTTGATCAGCTAACAACTGCAGCGTTTGAAGAAGCTAAACTATATGGTTCTAAAAATCCTGCTTTCCATATGCCAGGTTGGTTTTATAGTGGAAGCCCTTATGGTACTCAAATACTTGACTTAGCTACTCGTAAAGGCCTTATACCAATAGTAATTCCAGATAATTTCACGCCTGAATATATGCCTAAACTAGGGTACATATGGAGAGCAACAGAGCCTGCTTGGATAGACTATTATAACTGTAGAGATATTTATGACAGTACACAAGCATCTACTTAGTCGTCATTTAGATATGTCTCTGCACCGCGTATGGGTAGCAGAAGAACTCGGCTGTGCGAGCGTCCCACTGTGGAATCTTAGCGGTAAGCTGCTTGGCTATCAACGATACAGACCTGGAGCTTCTAAAGCACTTAATAATGATCCTCGCGAAGGTCGTTATTTTACTCGTCTTGTTGATGGTAATACAGGTGTGTGGGGCTTGGAAAGTTGGAGCCTTTCTAACACTCTATTTTTGACCGAAGGTCTGTTTGATGCAGCACGTCTTACTTCTCGTGGGTATAGTGCTGTAGCTGTGTTTAGCAACGAACCTTCTCGTAATGCTAGAGAGTGGCTGTATGCTGCTTGCAGCAATAGGCGTCTTGTAGCTGTATGCGATAATGACGGGCCAGGACTTAAACTTGCTCGTTTTGGTCACGTAGCTCACGTTATGGAAGATGGCAAAGATCTAGGTGATGCTAGTGACGAATATGTAACTAATTTTTTAAAGGAATACGCATGAGCGCAGTAATTGTTTTTGTAGGGCTACCTGGTTCTGGTAAGTCATACCTGATTAACAACATTAAGCTGAATAACAAATCTAAAATCTTTACGTATAGTACTGATGATTATATCGAACGTTGCGCTGCTCGTGATCGCAAAAGCTACACAGAAGTCTTTGAACTATATATTCGAGAAGCTACTGAGCATATGAACGATGAGCTAAAGCGAGCTATTGCTAACGGATACACCGTTATTTGGGATCAGACTAATATGAAATCTGATAAGCGTCGTTGGATCTTGTCTCACTTCCCTGATAGCTACATTAAGCAATGTTTTGTTATTTCTCCGCCTCGTAATGATAGAGAATGGAGCCTACTATATGCTAGGCTTGGTGCTCGTCCAGGTAAGATTATTCCTGGGTACGTACTTGATTCTATGCTTGATACCTATAGCGAGCCTGCACTAGAAGAAGGATTTTCACAAATCCACATAGCATCTATTATGGGTGGTATGATTAAGCAGATACCAGAACCTGCTCAATAGTACTAAAAATATAAAGGTTGCACTACTGCGCTAGATAACCTATAATAAGTAAAGAGAAAAATCATGGCTAAGCAAGACTACGGCGAATGTACTGGAAAGTGTCCAGTTTGTACTATAAATCTATGGAGTTCTACGGGCGGTAAACCCGTTATATTTCCGTGTAATATCGAAAAATGTCCTTATGAACTAGCTTCTAAGCAAAATAGGCACCTAGGCATAAACCTAATGTCACCAACAGGCTCAGGACTAGCACAAATAGAGTAAAGGAGTAATCATGGAACCAGGTTACTTTTCTAGAGAAGCGGTTAAAGATTTACTAGCAGTACGTGAAGGTGAAGCAATATATCTTCGCAATCGCGTAGAAGCATTAGAATCAGAGAATGAAGTACTACGTAAGAAGGTTGACGACCTACAGAGCAGACTCAATGTAGAGCAGCACTATTGGAAAAGCATATAGAATTACTGCATTGTCAAATTCACTTTGTGCTTGCTCTGTGCTCCTTGTCATGTTATATTGTATTTACTGAATGAGGAAAGGGTTATCTCTCTAAGTATGACCCATGTTTCAGAGCTAATAGGGGAATAATTATGGCTGAAGCACTTGAGAAGAACGCTAACTACACTCCAGAAATGCTGGAGAAAATTGTTGCAATGTATGCCGATGTAGGCAACGAAGGTCTAGAAGATATTGCTACTGCCTTTGATAAGACTGTACGCAGTATCCGTAGCAAGCTAGTTCGTGAGGGTGTGTATGTAGCATCACCTAAAGGAGCTGCTGCTAAAGCTGATGGTCCTTCCAAAAAGGAACTGCTTCGTGATATTGAGTCGCATGGGTTCGATACTGAAGGTTTTGAAGGTGCAACTAAGATCGCACTGTCCCGACTACTAGGTCTCATTGCTAACTAAATTTATAGGGTGAAGGGCTAGCTTCCTTCACCCTATTTGCTTATCTGGTACTATCTACATCTACTTGCGCCTTGCTGTTTACTGTCTGTCGTGTTATATTATACTTATACAAATAGGAGTATGATATGACAGCCTACAATATCATTAAGTCTATGACTAAGCAAGGTAACGCAGTTATTGGGACTGGTTGCTATGCTGCAGCACTATCGTCTCGGGTAGATGGCAACAAGATTATTAAAATTGGCAATAATGTCAATGATCCTTGGCTTGACTACTATGAGCTGATTAAAAAAAATCAACATAATCCTTGTGTTCCTCGTATCTACTCCTTCTACATGGATAAGGCTAATAGCTATTATGTATGCGTTATGGAACGCCTATCTGATGCAGGCGACAACTTTAGTACTATCCATAACGCAGAGCTATGCAAAGAGTACACCCAGAAGTGGATTACTCGTGAAGAGTTTTTAGAACACGCATCAAAGCAACCTAGCGTGTTTCCTTACCCTGAGCACCTTGCCGACCTTTTGGATAAGATCAGCGATCAGACTGATGTTTTTGGTAACGAAGACGACGAGACTGATTGGGATGATGATATGAGCTGTATGCGCAAACTAGATATGCACTCAGGTAACTTTCTTTATCGAGATGGAGCTATTGTAGTTACTGATCCTTGGTCTGAGGTTGATATGTCTGATATTAGCGATGTAAATCATTGGTGGGACCAACTCAACCCTTGCTAATTCATTTTTTACTGGACCTAGCATTTATAGTTTGATACTATAAGTGCTAGGAGGATAAAATGAAAAATCGTATACTAATTATAAGAGGAAGTTATAATAAAATTCGCATATTAGATTGCGTATTTACTCTTATTAAACCAATAGATATTACTAATGGCAAAGTTACAGCAACTATAAATGCTAGTAGCCTACTAGGCCCAGACTATTCTAAAGTAGATGTTAATGTAGAGGACTATAAATTACTAGACTGAATCCTCACATGAAAAGAGAAATAATTGAGTTTCAAAATAACTAAAACACAAGTAGCAAGTCTTATTAAGAAGAGTCCAGATGAATGGTATCCTCTATTAGCAGAAATGTTACCAAAGTATGAAATAAATACAACTATTAGAATAGCTGGTTTTATTGCTCAGTGCTCTCATGAGTCTGCTGAGTTTACAGTATTGCGTGAGAACTTAAACTATAGTGCCGATGGTTTAAATAAGGTATTTGCTAAATACTTTATTAAAGCAGGTCGTGATGCCACTCCTTACGCTAGACAGCCGGAGAAGATAGCTAATATAGTTTATGCTGATCGTCTAGGTAACGGTAATACTGCTTCTGGTGATGGTTGGAGATTTAGAGGTCGTGGAGTAATACAACTTACTGGTTTTGATAACTATGTAGCTTTTGGTAAGACAAAACAACTAACAGCCCAAGAAACTATAGATTATCTAGAAACTAAGCGTGGAGCACTAGAAAGTGCTTGCTGGTTCTGGAAAACAAATGGTTTAAATGCTATAGCAGACACGCAAGATATTTTAGTTATGACTAAGAAAATAAACGGCGGCACAAACGGCTTAGAAGATCGTAAAAAGCTTTATTCAGAAGCGTTACGAGTATTAAAAGTATAAAACCGCAGATATAGAGAGATAGACAATGAGTCATATACCTTATTATGATCAAGAGAGATATAACATGCACAGTAGAGTAGAGTATAATAAGTTCTCTGATGAGCATTTTATTACAATACCAGACGATATAATTCAGCTACTTAATTTAGAACCAGGTGACGTACTTGTGTGGACAGTAGAGAAGGATAAGGTTTATCTTGCAAAACGAGAGAAAAAATAAAAGCATAGGTATAACCTTTTCAGCTTTTGATTTGTTTCATGCTGGTCATGTGGCTATGTTAAAAGAGGCTTCAGAGCTATGCGACTACCTAATTGTCGGCTTGCAGATTGATCCATCTATAGAACGACCTGAAAAAAATAGCCCTATTCAGTCTGTTTTTGAGCGTTATGTTCAGCTAAAAGGGTGTATATACATAGATGAGATTATACCCTACACGTACGAACGAGAAGTAGAAGATATACTACTTACATACCCTATAAATATTAGATTTATAGGAGAGGAGTATAGAGATAAAAACTTTACAGGTAAAAGCATCTGTGAAAGTAAAGATATTCTTATACATTACAATAATAGAAAACATACGTTTTCTTCTTCTGGATTACGTAAACGCATAAGCGATTACGAGCTTCTTCGAAAGGTTACATAATGACTAGAAGTGAATGGCTTACTAAAAAACACCGTGAGTTAGATGCTACTATTAACACTCTTGAAAGCCAAAAAGAGGATATGTGGTCAGACAGGCATAGAGTTACGCTACAAGATCTGAAAAAGCAAAAACTTGTAATTAAAACAGAACTAGAGCTAGTATTAGCAACGCAAAATGTTTCAAAGTAAAAAACCACAATATAGAGTACTAGTATGCGGTGGTCGCGACTACGGAAAACGATGGGACGACCACCAGAGTAGTTTCGTAACGGATACTCACGCGGTTCATCGTTTGCATCGCGTACTAGAGGATATACAAGTACCAGAAGGTAGTGATCTAGTAATAGTTCATGGAGCAGCAGCAGGAGCAGATAACTTAGCTTCTACTTGGGCTAAAAATAAGCATATAACTGAAATGCCTTTTCCTGCGGATTGGTCTGGTGGAAAAAGTGCTGGAATTGAGCGTAATATAGAGATGCTAGAAGAAAGTGAGCCTAACCTAATTGTAGCTTTTCCCGGAGGTAGGGGTACTGCACATATGGTAGGCCTTGCTCGTAAAACAAAAACCCCTTTAATTGTGGTAACAGATGAAGAGTAATACGGACTATGATTCTTATGACTTCTACAGCGGGAACGAGGCAAAAACTCGTACAGTACACGAAGCTGATGAAATTCAAGAAACGCAGCTACTTGGCCCTGATGGCAGACCCTACGCCATTAGACGACCTAAAATGAAAGTAGGCTTTGACCTAACACCACGTAAACGTTAAAGCGCCTTGCCAGGCGCTTTTTCTTTTGCTATATTGAATTATAGAAAAAGGAGACAGCCATGCTAATCAGCGCCGACCAACTTAAACAACTATACGCAATGCTACAAGAGTATCCTAAGACGGATCACGTGGTTATTCGTTCAGAAAATAACGGGTCTGGTATTGGCCCTTCGGATTTTGCTGACTTCTATGATGGAACTTTGTTCAAGCCCAAACTACTAGGAACTATTGAAATTACTGATGTGGGGTTGTGGTAATGAAAACTTGGATTGAGCGTATTCGTCAACACGCCCTGACCCACTACACTGAGGATGGGTGGGATATTCTTACTGAGTGCTGGACCGATGAGTATATCGCAGAGCACTATCGTGGCTGTAAAACCTACGAAGAAGCTGTTGTAGCTATCTCCGATGTACTTGTAGCTATGGATGGTTATCGTAGTGAAATTCAAGCGGAGGTGTTCTAATGAATGATTTAGAAAAGGTACAGCGTATGGCTGATCTAAATTGGAAGCCCTCTAGTCAGTATTGGCATGAACTATATGTTAAGAGTCAAGCTGAGGTAGAAAAAGTGAAACAGAAGATCGCAGAACTGGAGAAGTAAGTGACTAGAGCGCGCTTTGACATGACGGCAATTATTTATGATAAACGTGGTCGTGTTCTTAGTATTGGTAAGAACTCTTATATCAAGACCCACCCTCTGCAAAATAAACACGCTTGCATAGTAGGTCTTCCCGATAAGCAGTTTCTTCATGCTGAAATTCATGCAATCTCTCTTTGTCGTAAGCTGCAACGTGCTCATCGAATTGTAGTCACTCGTTTTGGCGCTCGTGGCGAACCTAAAAATGCTAAACCCTGTCCAGTTTGTGTCTCTGCTATTGAGGCTGCTGGTATTAAATATGTGGAACACACCTAATGGCAAACTATATTTTTGTTGACTTTGACGGCCCGCTTCTTCCAGGCAAGATGCACCTTTTCGATAGTAATCGAAAGGCTGTAGAAGCTTTTATGCGTGGTGAAGATGCGATTCCGTATTTTGATACAGTAGCTGTGCGTATGCACAATCTCTGGGCTAAACACGGTAATGCTAAGGTTGTGTTCAGCACTTCTTGGGCGCGCCATGTTCGTAAGTGGGAAGAAACTGAGGCATACCTCAAAAAGGTTATGCGCGATAACGGATACGAGGGCGAGTTTGCTGAAGATTGCGTAACCCCAAAGCGTCGTTCGTCTGAACATATTCATGAAATCCAAGAATGGTGTTACGACAACCTTAAGCCAGAAGATAGGTTTATTGCAGTTGATGATGCTAATCTTAGCTTCCTATCTGACGATCAGTGCAGTTGGAAAGCTCAAGGTAAATGGATTCAGTGCAACTACAACGATGGACTCACTTGGAAGAATTTTAAGGACGGTTGCGAGTGGTTGCAGGTAGATAATGATTCCATGCTGCATATTGAGTATGGTATTGTACCTAAGACTGAAGAAGAAAAGAAGCGTGATCGTGATCTGATGGAGCGTGTGGGGTACGCATTTTTCTAATGGATATTGTAAATCAAATCGCAGATACGCTTGTTCAAGTTGAGCAAGAAACAGAAACTAGGCAAGAAGTGTATGATCTACTGCTTCTTGCCTTTCTAGAAATTAAAAAGCTACAGCAACAAGTCAGTAGACTAGAAGCAGAGGTACTAAATCAATGAAAATCTTTTTTACCGGCTGTACACACTTCGGCCATGCTAACATCATAAAGCTGTGTAACCGCCCCTTCTCTAGCGTAGAAGATATGGACGAGCAGCTAACAGAACGCTGGAATAAGACTGTAGGCAAAGATGATCTAGTATATCATCACGGAGATTTTGCTTTTAAAGGTCGCCAAGATAATGTAGAGATTCTTAAGCGTCTTAATGGTAAGATCACCTTAATTCAAGGTAATCACGACCCCGTTATTTGGGGTCAGCATATTCTTGAATATAAAGCTAATAAACGAACAGTTGTAATGTGTCACTACCCAATCGAAGAATGGAATGGGTACTTCCGTGGAGCAATTCATACTCACTGTCATACGCACAAGCCTGATCTAGTATCAGCCCCTCGTCGTTTTAACGTTGGGGTAGATTCTTGTAACTATACGCCTATTTCCCTAGATGAGATTTTGGAGCACCCTAATGCTAAATGATAAACTAATTCTTGCTGATTGTGATGGAGTAATTCTTCACTGGGAATGGATGTTTGATATTTGGATGGCTAAACATGGCTATAAGAAAACAAACTACAGCGCCTATACAACTGCTCAAGCCTATGGCATTGACCATGAGGAGGGCGATCGTTTATGCACCATGTTTAATGAAACTGTGTATATTCGTAACCTACCCCCTTATCGTGATGCTATTCGTTATATGCGTAAGCTGCACGAGCATCATGGGTATGTATTTCATGTAATTACTTCTATTGGTAGCGATCCACTGGTAGTTGAGAGTCGTGTTGAAAACCTACATCGCATCTTTGGTCGTAGTATGTTTTTTGATATTACCTGCTTGCATCATAGCATTTCTAAATCTACTATCCTTAAACAATATAAAGATAGTAATTGCTGGTGGATTGAAGATCACCCAACAAACTTCCAACTAGGTATTGATTTAGGGCTTAACTCACTGCTAGTCAACCAAAGCTATAACCAGCTCGTGTCTGCGGGGGATAGGCGTGTAAACAATTGGGCTGAAATTTATCAGAGGATCGTAGGGTGAAACCTTATATTCATGCAAAGAACAGTGTCAAGCGTTATGGTGGAACTGTAGAAGACTACCTACCGATTCATAACTGGTTTGATAGCACCAAAGCTGCCAGCGCAGATTTCTATCATCGAGCAATCCTACACAACTCGTTTGGAATTTTTCTTGCAGAACAGTTATTTGGTGTGGTAATCTGTAATTCAGACGGAAGAAATATATCAGTCCGAGATATTGCAGAAGATCATGTTAAGGAAGATTGCTGTGGCAAAATTCCAACTATTGACGACTGGCTAGCAGACCTACCACAAAAAGCGTGGATGGTAGGTAAAGGACAATCAGCTTGGGTAAAACATCAGGGAATGGAGACAGACTAATGAAATCGGACCTTCTAACAGCTTATAACAATCTTATGGCTAAAATCGACGTACTTCGTGCAGAGGCTAAAACTACAGCAAGCGAAATTCTACGTGAAACCACTAAATCGTACTTTGAAAAACATGGTAGCATTGTAGAGCAAATCTTTTGGCACCAGTATACTCCTTGGTTTAATGATGGAGAGACTTGCGAGTTCTACTCACATGAACCTAATGTTGTTCTATACTCTGACGATGCTGAAGAAAAATACGATGAAGGTAGCTTATACTGCAATGACATTGCAGAGTACGAAAGTGCTCTAGCTAAATGGGCAGAGTTTAATGTAGATCCAGAAGCTTATAAAGATAAAATTCAAGCTGATTATGGCGGTAATTATTTTAGTAAGTGGAATAAGCGAGAAAACTGTGTACCTTACTTCATATCTGAACAAGATCTACTAGCTAAAGTTGCAGAGTATAACACATACCCACAAGGTTTTGTAGAAGATACTGACGCTTTGTTAGAAATGATCTGTGCAATCGACGACAGCATCAAAGAACAGCTATTTGGAGACCACATTACTGTTCGTATCACCACTAACGGAATTGAAACACAGGAGTATAATCATGACTAAGTATCATATTGGTTGCAGCTTTGGTCTTGCCGGAGACGAGCAGTCTGATATTATTGAAGCTGAATCACTAGAAGAAGCCGAAGCCGAAGCTTGGGAGTGGGCTATGGAGCGTCTAAGTGCTTGGGCTATCCCTCTGGAGGAAGATCCTGAAGATGAGTGAACGAGTATTTAAAGTCGTAGATAAGTCTGGTGATATTTACTGGACTGACGATGCAGCTGAAATTATTCCTAGTTTTGGTCGTGTTGTATCAGTAATTCAGTACGAACTAATGGATGAACTAGATATTACTGATCAGGTAAACGGCGACTACTTCGACCAATAATCTGCACCCATAGCACTACTTACCGGGAGATTAGCCTTGCTAGTCTCCCTTTTTTATGTTACTATATATAGTAATAAGGAGATAAACTATGTATACCAGACTCATTGGTGATATTCACGGAATGTTCAATGACTATCGCAACTATTCTATTGGAAACTTTGATGGTCCAACAATTCAAATCGGAGATTTTGGGATTGGGTTCGGTCAGAGTCCCTACTGGTACACTTCTGTAGACGCGCTTCACAATGATGGTACGCACCGGTTTATTCGCGGTAATCACGATAATCCTGAGCTATGTAAAACTATGCACGGACATATTCCTGATGGTCGTGTAGAAGGTCATACTATGTTTCTAGGAGGAGCTTGGAGCATTGATAATCCTGACGCACCTCCTGGCTGGCATAAACGTACTAAAGACGTAGATTGGTGGGAAGGCGAAGAATGTACTGCTAATCAGTTTGACGTATTTCTAGACCTGTACGCAGCAGTAAAGCCTCGCGTGATGATTACTCATGATTGTCCTGCTGCTGCGTCGCACGAAATGTTCTTCCGTACTGGGCTAGTAAAAGGTACGGAGTACCCTAATCGTACTGCCTCAGCTCTGCAACGTATGTGGCGCTTGCATCAACCAGAATACTGGTTCTTTGGGCATTGGCATCACACTACTCATATGAAACTAGGCAATACGCATTTTCAGTGTATTGGAGAACTAGACTATATTGACTTTGACCTAGGAAATCTGGAGTTTGCTGCATGACGCGCATATACGAAGTTAGAGGAACTACTGTGACCGTAGGAGAATATACCTATGGCCATGATAGTGTAACGTATCATGCTTGGGGTGAAGGAAGTCGTGCTTTCATAGGTAAGTATTGTTCTATCTCTGCTGAGGTACATATGCTGCTAGGAGGCAATCATCGCACAGACTGGGCTAGTATGTATCCGTTCGGTCATTGGGGTCAAGAAGTTTTTGGCGCAGAGCAATTCTCAGGCTCTCCTTCTACTAAAGGTGATATTGTTATTGAGAATGATGTTTGGATTGGCATTGGAGCAACAATTCTATCTGGAGTTACGATTGGTAACGGGTCCGTAATTGGTTCTCGTGCTGTTGTAGCTAAAGATGTACCACCATTTAGTATTGTAGTGGGTAATCCAGGTCAGGTAGTTAAGACTCGTTTTCCTACATATATCATTCAGCTTCTTGAAGAGATTGCTTATTGGGATCTACATCCTAGTATTGTAAATCAGATCAAAGCTGACCTTTGTAAGCCTGTAACTCGTGAAGGGCTGATTGCTCTGAAAGAAAAGATTAAGCAACTGCAATGATTTCTAGTTTTACTGGTAAGTACTATTTTCTATCTAACTTTTATCCTTGTATCATTACCTACGAAGGAATAACGTATCCGTCTAGTGAGCACGCTTTTGTAGCTGCAAAGTCAGACGATACTAGAGATAGAGAATATATAGCTACTATTCTTACTCCTGGAAAAGCTAAACAGTATGGTAGACGACTCATCTTACGAGACGGCTGGGACGATATACGTGTAAACATTATGCGAGATATTGTAATAATTAAGTTTAGCTCTGATGATTATCTGCGAGACGCGCTACTTGATACAGGTAGTGAGGAGCTAGTAGAAGGTAATTATTGGGGCGATACCTTCTGGGGTCAATCTCCTGTAGGAACTGGACAAAATAACCTTGGTAAAATTTTAATGGAGATTAGAAGTGCTTTCATATCTTAAGCATCGTAAACAAGAACTTAAAGACGATATTTCTAAACTAGAACAGCACGTTCGTGACTTAGAACATCGTAAGACTGTGCTTGATAGTATTATCAGCACTGCTCAGACAGAAGCGAAGAACGCTAGAGAAGATATACTTACTGCTAAGCAGGAAGCCGTCTATAAATGCGCTCCTATGGTAGATCTACGCGCTATGCGGGCCTTTAGCGTAGAGCGTGTTTATAAGAACGATGAGTTAGTTACTATTATTGGATATTTTAAGCATGACAATAGTATTGGCGAGTGGACTCTGTGGTGCTCAGCAGATAGTCATAATGCTATTGTTAATGGGTTTCGTATGCTGATTAAGGTGCCTGAATGAAAAACTATACAGCATACTTATCAGATAAGAAGACTTTTGTGGGGACAGCAGCACTTACTATTAGAGCAGATGGATACTTAACTGCTCTATATGAAGCACGGCGTCTTTGTGCAGAAAATCACCCAGCTCTATATGTAGCTTCGGTAAAGGAGACTTAATATGGCTAAATGGGCAGATGAAACTTGTGCTTGCGGAGAAAACCCTTCGTGTATGTGTAGACCTGATAATTTTAGGCTGTACCTAGACTGTGATGGGGTGCTTGCAGATTTTGATGCAGGGTTTGAGGAGAAGTTTGAAACCACTGCTAAAGAGTATGAAGATACTCTAGGAGCTAAAGAGTTCTGGAAAGCAATTAGACAGGATCTGAACTTCTTTGGTACTCTACCACTAATGCCAGATGCTATAGAGCTATATGTAGCTGTTGCACAGCTACGTCCTGTTATTCTAACTGGCTGTCCGTTTGGTAACTGGGCAGAACATCAAAAGTTTGGCTGGAGAGATAAGCACTTTCCTGGAGTTCCTATGGTTACTTGCTTATCTCGTAATAAGCGCAACTTTTGCCAGCCTGGCGACATTCTTGTAGATGATATTACAAAGTACCAACACTTATGGGAAGAAGCAGGAGGTACGTTTATACTTCACACCTCTGCTGAATCAACTATAAATCAACTTAAAGTTCTAGGAGTAATCTAATGTACGGAGCACTTTTATTTGGAATACCTTATGACGAAGCTGCTGAATACATATACTTACATCAAAAGTATAAAAAGCTGCCTTCATATGAGGAACATATGAAACAACTTAAACGTGAGCATCTTGAAGCAGAGCTTGAACGTCTTCAAAATGAGCTGGACGAGATCCTATGACAACCTACATCAACATCTTTGGTGGGCCTGGAATCGGTAAGTCTACCATAGCTGCCGAAGTATTTGCTCGTTTTAAAAAGCAGGGTAAGTCTGTAGAACTTGTAACAGAGTTTGTTAAAGATCTTGTGTGGGAAAACCGTCAATCTACTCTTGAGATCCAACCATACGTATCTATGAAACAATATAGAAATCTAGCACGTCTGAGAGATAAAGTAGACTTTGTGATTACAGACTCTCCTCTGATTAAAGATTCAGTATATGCTAGACGTTATGCAGCTGAGTTACCTCAATCTTACCATGAGCTGCTATTCTTTCTTCATCGCACGCTGGGTGACTCAATCAACATACTGTTAACTCGTGAGCATCGGTATATGAGTGAAGGTAGGTATCAAAACGAAGCAGAAGCTATTGTTATTGATAAAGAATTACGTTTTCTGCTAGAAATGCACCAAATTGACTACTATGAATGTTCAACAGCAATTGACGATGTTCTAGAAGCTATTTACCAAGGATAACTAATGACACAAACTATTACTATTGAATCCCAAGATAACCCTGTTGCAGTTGAAGTTTGGGAAAACGGATCTGGCATGGATCGACTAATTAAAGTTATTGAGGTCTTAGAAACTACTGATATACAAATTTCAGATAGCCACTATCTAGTAGTTAGGCAGCTATGATCAACGATAAACCTTTCGAACGTTGGTTCGAACAGCGCGAACCTAACGGGCTAATGCGTTGTGATAATATTTATGACGCAGTGGTTGGGTTAGAAACCTCTGAACAAATTTATGATTTTGTAGAGTCAATGATGCTGGCTGCGTGGAGTGCTGGAGTAACCAGTGCTAGTAATTCTAAGGAATAATAAATGAAACATATTAAAGCTCCTAACCCAGTACCGCTAGACTATGAGCATTATAGAATCTTTCTTGGTGGCTCTATTGAAATGGGTGTAGCCGAGCAATGGCAAGAACGTTTAGCTACAGCTCTTGGAGGCTACCCAGATAACGTTATTCTAATGAATCCTCGTCGTGACGACTGGGATAGTTCTTGGGTTCAAGACCCTACACCAGGAACGCAGTTCCACGAGCAGGTAACTTGGGAACTTGTAAATCAAGAATGCTCAGCTCTAACTGTGTACTATTTTGATGCAAATACCAAATCTCCTATTACTCTTATGGAGCTAGGAGCCTATGGGTTACAAGAACCAGATGCTACAGTTGTGTGTTGCCCAAAAGAATTTTGGCGATATGGTAACGTAGCAGTATTCTGTAACCATTATGGTATACCGCTAGTACATACTTTTGACGAGCTAGTATATTACGTTAATGAGAAGATTTTAAGGGAGGCTATATGATCGCTATTGGTATAATGGTTCTAGTTATAATTTTATGTGTCGCTCTATCTATTGGCCGTGCTACAGAGCAAGGAGTAAATCGTTTCTTGGGAGAAGATGAGGATGAGTAAGTATGAATTATTGTCGAGACTACGGAATGATTAAAGAACACTTTTTACGAGCTCCAGAAACACAGATAGGAGCGCCTACAATGAGTACTATTCGTGAGTGGGACGACAATCCCACGGCGCTACAGCTTTTAAAGACTATTGACTCGGCTATTTTTGGATCAGACTGCACAACTTTTGTAATTCGTACACTTGAGATCTACCTAGATAAAGCCATTGAAAAAGAACAAACAACCTATGAAGATGTAGTTAAACTAGCTACATGGAGAAAGATGCGATGATTATATTTGAATTTTGGTTTATAGTGTTTGCCTGCTTTTTTATAGCAACAGGTATTTTTGCTTCGGAAATTGAGAACTTTGCTATTGGTACGGCTACCTTTATTATAGGTTTAGTAAGTATGCAGTGGTTTTTTGATATTCCTGTTTGGGAGTATATCGTAGCTAACCCACTCAACCTAATACTATATCTAGCCCTATACACTATTGCAGGTGCTACTTATACCCTACTATGGCGTTGGCCAGAGTTTATTCGGGAACATGCTAGTAAAATCGAATCTGCTTATGAGTCATTCTTAGTTAAGTATCCTACAATACTCTCACCAAAAGATGAATTCTTTTCTAGTAATTACTATGACTTTAAAGCGAGCAAACATAGTAAGCGATTTGCTACTTGGATATTAACTTGGCCTTTCTCATTAGGCTGGGAGCTAGCTCGCAAACCAATTAAGTACTTCTACAACGCAGTATACGCTTTACTAGGTGATGCGTTTGATAGGGTGGGTAAACGAGCAACTAACCAAATTCTCAAGAAGTAATACTACTAACAGATAGTTAATTACGTCTTGCATAGTTGCTGTTTATAATGCTATTGTTAATTATAGAAACACAAACAAGGAAATTAAATGTTTAACTTCAAAAATATGATTGTCTCCGCTGCTCTAGTCCTAGTAGCTGGGATTGCGTCAGCTCAAGATAAAACTTCGCCTATAGTCATTGCTGCGGGCGTAGATGGCGGTGGATACGATAAGTTTGCCGATACTATGGCTATTCGGCTTGCTCAGCGCGGCTACTCAAACGTCGTTGTAACTAATAACAACGGGTCAGACGCTATTACTCTTGCAGCTTGTAATGGTAAGGCAGATGTTTGGATTGCGCAGATTGACGCAATTTATACTCGATACCAAGAAGGTTGCAGCCTTTCACCAGTAGCTGATTATGG